CATTTTCATGAAACTTACAATCATTTGCTTTACAACTAACTGTAGTCGGTGAAACAAAAGAAACTGACTTTGCTTCAATAGATTCATCCATTTACTTTCTCCTTCGTCTAGCTATCGGGGTAGAGCTTGAAGTTTCAGTTACTTGTGTCACCTGTTCCTGAACTTGTTGTGCAGGTTGTGTTTGCTGAGTTGGTGCAGGCATTTTTTGCTCTACTGCTTTACTCAACTTCTCAGCAGAACATTCATCCCATTGCTTACAAGTTTTACAATAAGGAGTATTGTCACAATCCACACCAAATAACCCACCAAGCTCACAACTTTTTACTGATTGTGTCTGTTGGGGTTGTACGAAAGCATTTTCAGCAGGAACTTGTTGCTGAGTTTGTTGCTGTACTGGTTGATAAGAAGGTTGTGCAGTAGTTGGGTAAATTGTAGTTGGGTTTGCAGCATTAGCGCCTTCAATGGGAACTTGCTTCCAATCTGCAAGAACTTCTTCGTAAGTGGGATAGTGTATAACAGTTTCAAGTGATACTGCTCTTTGCATGATTTCAGGTGGAATAGGTGCTCTTCTTTCCATAAATTCATGTTTAATGTATTCAGTATTCGTTTGGGTTTTGCCTTTTCTTTCGAAGTACACCCTACGACCATGTTGAATATCCGGGCTCATCCATACCCTAAACCCACCACCAAGTGGAATCTCTGCTCTTTCTGTTACCTCTTTTTCAAAGATAAAGTAAGAGCAATCCCACAACTTTATGCCTTTTGCTTCATCTTCTGTAGGTAAATGGGACCAGATGTTATACAAAGTCCTTCTCTTTGGTCGGTAAGCATCTATCAAAGCTTTGTTTGGATTTTGTTTCAACTTCTCTCTATCAATGTCCTCACAAATAGCACACCGTTGGCCTTTACTTTTCAGGTAACAAAACCTTCTCTTTTCAAGAGGCCCAATCTTTTGATGCTCGTAAAAGTCAAGAACATATGCCCATTTGCCTTTTTCTTTATTGCAGTGCATATCTGTTTGAACAATGAAAGGGATAACATCAATCAAATATCTACCTTCGGGTGTCTTGAACCATTCCGGTGATCCCGTAGGCATAGGATCAACAAACAATCCTTGCCACTTAAAGTTTCCCCCTTTTTCAAGTCTCTCAAATGATTCTGCCTGAGCTTGAACTAATTGCTGGAGGATTTCGTCTTGTGTTGCGTCGTATGACATTCTTCTCTCCTTTTGTCTTTTTCAAATGATTCTTTCTCTTCCATCATAGTTCTGCATATTACTTTTGTGCAGAACTTTATGATTAGGGCAGGTATTGTTATGATACACAACCCCACCCAAAATACACTATACGAAATTTTGTTTTTGATAGTTCTCCATGTGCGCATCTAAATCTTCTCCTGATTGTTGCTGATCGAATACACCCCTCACTTCTTTTGGCACTTGGTTAAATTCGTCACATCTAAATAATTTCATAGATGTTAGCCACTGGCAAGTTGCTTTTCTTTGGAACTTCATATTGTCTTTTGCTTCAAACAGTATCGAAGAGTTCTTTATTGCTTCTGCCCATTTCTCTGAAGCTTCTTTGTATCTAGCGTCAGTCCTAACTGCCATTACTACCATGCTTTCAGTTATTTTATCAGGAAGACCAAAATCTGCTGGATTTTCTCTTACTTCTGCTTCTATTGTAGCCTTAGTAATTTTGTAATCTTGTTCAGCAAGTTTCAATTCTCTTGCTGCTTCACCGTATTTCTCTGCCCACTTCATTGCAAGATGTCCATTACGATTCCATTCTTTAAACAAGTTGTCTGGATCTACATACAAATCATTGTAATATTCATTCTCAGCCATTGTTATTTAATCTCCTTTCTTATGATAAGTATAGCATATTCACATGAATTTTTTGCTGAAAAAGTATATCTATACCTGACACGCAGTATAACAAGACACAATAAGTCCTGCATATCCTGTATCGTAGTAGTTATTAAAAAAACATTTACTCATTATAGCAATCCTTGCATGATCAGGACTGTTAAGAATTACTTTTGTAAGCCAAGTAATTACACCTCTTCTTATCTTCTCTGGATCTGACTGTCCTCTTGTATCTTTAATCTTATTCAACACAATTATCATTGCTTTCCATTTATCTTCTTTGCCTTTGTTAGAAAGCAATAGGTCACAAACATCTTTTACTGAAGCTTCACCTAAGAATGTAGATTCTATAGATGCAATTGCTTGATTTTCATCTTCTATATCTATCACTTTATCAAGCAATTTTATAGCATTCCTAGGTGATCCTTCACAATGTTTGATTATTGCATTGAATATACTACTTGGAAAATTTTTGAGTATAAAATCAGTATCGGGAAAGAAGTTTGGATCATTTGACCATGAAATCTCTTCAGAGAGAATTGGGATAAGAACATCAATAATATCATCACCAGAAACAGTTTCAACTGTAAATGGTGTGCATCGAGATCGTATTGTTTCTGGTAACTTATCTGGTTCAGTAGTTGCAAGAATAAAGAAAACATGTGACGGGGGTTCTTCCATTGGCTTCAATAAACACTCCATAAAATCTCTGGTCCCTCTATGGATTTCGTCCAGCATGTATACTATAGCTGAACCAGATTGTGGAGCATAAAGATATTCACTTGTAATGGTTCTTGCGTTGTCAATCCCTCTTGCATCTCCTATATTATATTCTCTGAAGTCTGGGTTGTAATCTTGTTCATCATCGTAAGCACCAAGATGTTTTGCAATGATTCTTGCAAGTGTGGTTTTGCCACATCCTTTAGGTCCAGATAACAGTATGCATTTTGGTACTTTATCTTTTGGTCTTTCTAAGATAAGTTTCAATGCTTCAACTGTATTCTTATTGCCAATCACTTCATCAAAATCTCTTGGTCTATATGCTGTTGCTAGATCAGCCATTTGGCATCTCCTCAGGGGAAAAGAAAGAAAAGTTTATTTCTTTAAATGGTGTTTTCTTACCACATTTTGTGCATTCTAAAAAATATGGTTCTTTTGGGAAGTGTAGTCTTTCTTTAAACAAAGGTAAATGTAATAAAAAAGGACCACAATCACATTTTTCTTCATATATTTCCCAATCATCAGCAATATAATCCTCAAGATAAAATGTTCTATCTTTTGTTACTAACTCACCTTTTGAATAACAAGAAACGTATGGTGGTGTTGTTATTCTTTTAGAGTTAATTGCCACATAAAAATCTTTATTTTCCCAATACCTTCTACGCATTTTCTTTCTGTTGTGTACTACTTCCTTCATTGCATCAGAGAAATTCATGTTATCCTCCTATTTCATACTTTTGTCCAACTAACATCTTCTGATAAAGTGGGTTCCCTTTCTTTACACAAACACCATTTTCATCAATTTCTGTTTTGTAGTACCAAGGAGAGTCAACAGAACACATTTCGAACTCTAAAGTTAATGGAACATTAATCCAGTCATAGTCCTCCCTTATCTTTTGTGTCCCAACATAGTCAAGAGTTCTTCTTACATACTTGTATTCAGGTGGATGCAAGTTACAAATCATTTCATCATGTATTTGGAGAATCAATTCAGATACAGTTTTGTTACGTTTGAATATAAGGTTACTTTCTGTTATTGTCTTGGCAAGCAAATGTGAAGCCGTGTTTTGGTGTATAACACCGTCTGCTACAAATTGGTGCAGTTCATCATCTACAGACATGGTAAATGTTTCTTCAGCTTCATTCAGAATATCTATATATTTAATTTTATCATATCTGTAAATTTCATAATCAGGATTTATTTCTTCTATTATTCTTTCGGCAGTTGTTTGACTGATGTTCCCTTTTGAACGCAATGCTCTTGCATTTGCAATTTGTTCATTACTTCTATTTCCATATGTTCTATATATTTTTCCTTTCATAAATTGATTTACTGCTTCCACTGGATATATTCTGTTACTTCTACCATTGTATTTATAGCCATCTCTTTCTACTTGACGAAAATCCAATTTATATGCTTCTGCTTTTGTTTTTACAAAATAGGAATCATATCCTAAACCATAAGACAATATTTGAATATCCTTCAGTAAATTAAGATTTGACATATGTAAAGATTTATCTGATCTTGAACCATCTGATAACCACAAACCATTTAAAAAATCAATTTGATCTTGTGGTTCCATTTCCCAAACTTTTGAAGGGATTTTTTTTGTTTTAGCTTTAAGATCAACCTCCATGCCAAAAGTAGTTAATTTATCAAAGATTTTATTCTGATAAATATCTATGGAATACTTATCATTGTATCCAACTTCTTCGATGGTTCTGATTTTAGAATTAAATCCTTCACTGTTTAAAAATGATGACATTTGTTCTAATACTTCCTTTTTTACTTCATCTCCATATATACTTAAATAATATTGTGCCTTAGTGCCACCTTTATTATATCTAGAACAAAAACAACCATCTCCTATTATGAATCCTAACACAAAAGGCCATGTTATTTCTTTTCTTGACTCAATTCTTTCAAAAGATATTCTAGGCAAGGCCACATAATCACCTACACACAATTTATTAAAATCAACCCATTCATTTCTAACATTTTTAAGCCTATGTCGTACATCACAATGAATTTCCAATCCTGATTCAAGTTCAATTATTGCAAGTTTTGATTCCCCTCTGTTAATGCCAATTGCTTTGGCCCAATTAAATCCAGTCCACACCTCTGTTTCTACATCAACCAGTTTCTTAATGGGCACCCATCCTTTGTTTGTTTGCACTAAAACTCCTCCTTGCAAACAACCTTGAATTGGGGTATTCCCAATTTGATTCATACTTTGCAATCCACCCCTTCTAAACCCATGTTTCAAAGTAACGTAACCTTTCTTTCTATATTCTTTCCCTAGATTGATTTGCCATTCTTTCATTGCACCAAACTGCTCATTCCACATCTTATGTTCAACTGTTTTGCAATGCTGCTTAAAGCTTTCAAGTTGTTTACTTGGGTGATCGTTTCTTGATATCATCCCAATATTAATAAGATGATCTTCAAGTTTTACTCCATCAGTGGTTTTCAAATGCAAACAAAAGAACCACAATTGCTCTGCACATGCTCCATACCAATCACCATAAAACTGAGCAAAGACCCATTTATTCTTGGCATAGAATCTTATGTCTTTTGATACTCTATCATGATCTAATACCCACAACTCGGAAGCTTTGTCTTTGTGCATATCTGATGTTGGATCTGTTATGTATCGTATGAGATTCTTATCACCAGAATACATTGCAGCAACACAAACTTCTATGCCTTTGAAGTCTGCAAATAGCAATTGTCTACCTTTACTTGGAAACATTCCACTTCTAGTAGATTTCTTTGCCATTTCTTCACGGGTTGGCACGTTTTGTAAATTTGGAGAGTCTACCGAGGAGCGCAATGAACGTGGAATATGTAAGTTAATACTACAATGAATAGCTCCTAATGCTGTCTCTCTTATGAATCCGTTGATATAATTACTATCAACCTTTACATTGTGTTTCAAGTCTACTACAGATGTAACAAATGGAAGGTCAATTCGTTCAAGAGAATCAGAGTCAACACTAACTTTGTTGCCACTATCTGTTAACTTGTGTGGCGGCAACTTCATAATGTCAAATAGTATTACCCTAAGATCATCATCTGACAATTGCTTACCGATCTTTACTTCTCTTCCCATTGCCCTAAAAAAAGACTTGGCCTCTTCACTGTTTCTTATCTCCTCTTTCAGTTCAGCAATTCTTGTTTGGATTCTTTGTTTCTCCTTCTTGTAATATTCAATATCAGATGGAAAGCCCCTTTCTGACATTTCCATATAACACTTACCTACTTCGAGAAAAAACTCTCTTGCCTCTTTAAGAGATCCACATCCCACTTCGTGATGATCATCAAGAGTTCTCTTCTGTACTTCTATTAGCCTTCGTCCAAGCAAGGAATCATAGTTTCCATACGTTAAAAGTTCTTCTAAGTCAATTTCATCGACTCGATTAAATCCATTAGAATCTGTTGATTCCAAATACGGTTCAATGTGATTGTTGTAGGGAGGAATACCAAAGTGTATAAATGCTTGTTTCTTTAGGCCTGTGTATTTGAATCTACCATCTTCAATATGTGCAGCATCCATTGTACACCATTGTCTGCCTTGCATTTCTACACCAAAAATATTCTTTCCCCAACTGTATTCAAACTTCAAACCATGTGCAGCTTTGCCTATCTTTGGATTAGATAAAATCTTTCTCCACAAAGACTTTATTCTTATCTGTTGTTCTTTTGTGTAATAGTGTCGATATTGATATGGAAATGAATAAGCAATATCAGGTGTTAATGCAAATGACATTGAAGCTATTTTGTGACCTGGTTTGTGGGGCTTAATCCCCGATGTTTCATAGTCATGAAACAGTAAGGGTGGTTGTGTATCTATTACATTTTGGAGTAATGAGCAAATATCATCAATATTGTAAAGGTTCTTTATTTTTGTTGTGTAATCGTCAAATACAGGAAAAGGTTCTTCTGTCTTATCAAGGGCATTCCTTAATGAGATGTCGAAGTAAGCTTGTAGATTTTCATCTTTCTGATTTCTTATTGCATATTGAGGATGAAACAAAGGAAGCAACCAAGCATTGTGTTTTCTGCTTGGTATTGCTAGACTCTCCCATTGTGATATTTGAATGTTGTTACCAAAATATGATGAAAAGAAACTCCTACATGTAGCTTCTCCAAACATCAGAATAGCTTTTGGTTGTAGTTGATTGAGTACAGATTCAACATAGGGACGACAGTGATTGACTTCAAGAGGTGTTGGATTTCTATTTGATCCTTTTTCGTCAATACATCTACAATTAACTGAATTAATAAGCCAGAAATCTTTATAGAGATCGTATCCATAACTTTGTAGTTTATGATAAAGCCAATCACCAGTAGTCCCAACTAATTGTCGATTGTAATTATCTTCTATCTCACCGGGACACTCCGCTATTATTACTATCTTCTTTCTGCCTTCCCCACTGTAGGGCATCTTAGGTGATTTAACATATCTGAACAAACCACACTCACTACAGTTAGGTTCAGTGGGAGCAGAAGTAGCAGAAGCGTCCATAACTTCTTTTATTGAAAAGAAGCCTAGCATTATTTCTTTCCTTTTGTCATTAACTTCCCAATAAAGTTAGCTATTGACGTAATAATTGCGAACACAACCATTAGTGGCCATAAAATCATAATAGCTGCACCTACAAATCCTGTAAAAATAAAATCATCCTCTTCAATTATTTTTCCATAGTCATGAAGTTCTTCCTTATATCTTTTATACAAAGTAAATATAAAAATAACAAAACCAAATAAAACGTATGCAATAATGTAAGTAGTCATTATTTCACCCTCTTACTTTTCTTGTTCTTTCCACTTTGCCAAATCTTCATTGTCTTACTGAATCTTGTTGGAGTATAAATAGAAAGAATAAATTGTTCCTGTCTTTTTTTCATCTTCTTTACTGCCACTATAAAAGCTTTGAAGCAACCAAACAAAGCAACTTGACCTGTTATACTGTTCTTTTTGTATCTTGGTTCCATTGTAAGTCTATGGTCTTTATTCTTTTCATCAACCATAGTCATCATTGCCATTCTTCTTATTTGTTTTGCAGTTCTACCATTCATATTATCCCTCCCAGATTGATCTAACCTTAATCATAATTGGATGTGAATGTTCATGATAAGGCTCAAGACAAACAGCGATCATTTCACTTAGTCTATGTCCTCCTAGGTGATCCCTAAGGGATTGCTTGAAAGCATCATGAATTGAACAGAAATCGTCTCCTTCATTACGATAACAACCTGTCCATCTTACAGCTTCGGTGCAATACCACTTTCCACCCTCTTTGAAAAAATCAACTCTAACCATATCTTCTTTTTCTGAATATCCCATATATCACCTCTTTACAAGTGGGAGCAATATTATATGCCTGAACTCACCAGATATGAATTGTGCTACATCAACAATCATGCCTTCACCACGTTTCAATTGGTGCAAACTCATATCAGTAGACTTCTCAAGAATTTGTTGCAAGAAAGAAGGATTAATGTTAATCATAATTTCTTTGCCTTTGTATTCAGACTTGACTATCTTTTCAATACTCCCTCTTTCTCTTTCAGTCTTACAAATGATAGTCCCATCAGTCTTAAACTCTAACGTGATGAATTGGTTACTATCAGTTGTGTTATCTATAAGTGCGGACACAACTGATACAGCTTCCTTTAATGATACGGGCAGATTGAACATCTGCCTATCACCATACAATCCACTAAACAACTTCTCAAAAGGAAGATGATCTCCATTGTACTTTCTTGCTGAGAAAGTAGCTCCGTTATCTGTTTTGAAGTGCAACCAATTTTCAGATATGCAATATTCAGTAATGGTGAATTGGCTCAACTCTTGTGCATCAGGTGCAGATATCAAGAAAGGCGCAATACTTCCCTTCATCTTATAGATACTTGTTCTTACTTTGTCGGACGATGCAGCTTTGTCACCATTGATAGATACTGTCGTAAGAACAAGATCATTTTGATTCCTGCTTGCTGAGAATGCACAAAGGTACAATGCATCAGCTAAGTCTTCTGGAGTTTTCTTCCAGTCTTTCATATCGCTCTTCATCAAGGAATCAAGCATTTCTTCAATCTTATCTTTTGGATCTACTACTGTATTAAGACTTGCTTTAGTATCTGAGGCAAGTATCTTCATTCTTGCCTCTTCCACTATGATGTTTATCTTTTCGTCACCACTACTGGCAAGTATCTTTTGCAGGTCGTTAAACTTTACTGAGGTCTTGAAGTTTGTTTCAAATGGATGTGTTATTATTATTTGTCCGTTTATAGTTCCTGCGTAACTGCCCATAAATATCACATGTTGTTGCTGACAAATTATTTCTTTTTTAGCAACAGCAGGCTTAAGAACATCTAATATGGCCAATAAATCTTTTCTAATAACTTCCATCTATATTCTCCTAGTATCTATCAGGTATTGTTATTACCTCTTCTATCAAGTCAGTTGGAATTGCTGTTTCTCTGTAGTATTCATCAGTTATAACAACAAATCCCGGTACATATTTTATTGTTTTTGTATAACTTCCACCAGGTCTAGGTGTATGTGGAAAGTCTTTAACTGTTCCATCTTTCATTTTTATTTTAATGCTTGCCATTTATATTCTCCCTCTTCACCTTTAAAATTGTTTCCACATCTTCAAGGAAGTAGAAAGAAACTAATCTTTTATATTCAAGTCCTTGAGATTCGATTAGTCTCCTTCCTTCTTTTTCAAGTTCTGGATTTTTTAACCATGGAAAGTTTCCCGCCAGATATAGGTTCATTACTTTCTCTTTCTAGGCAAGGGCAAAGGCCCAATCCATTCACCTTTCAACATCTCTACTGGACTATAAAAGTAAAGATCAGAACTTGAAGTAAGTGTTTCCGCCACAAGATTTCCTGCCATAGTTTTACAAATCTGTACCGTTAATATTTGATCTTTCTTCAACATCTCTAAATCCCAATAGTAATACATGCCTATATCTACTGGGGTTTCTTTATCCCAAATCATTTTTGCACATCCACATACAGGACACTTTATCATCTCTTCTCCTAATTACCAGCAATGCAACCTTTTCCCATAATTTCTCTGTATTCGTAAAACTCTTCTTTTACTCCTTCGGGCCACTTAGCAAAGGGGCCATACTCTTTGATAAGTTCATTTCTTTTCTTTATAATCTTGTCAACATTCCCACAAATACACATGAGTTTACTCCTTAGAATAATGTGTGTTTATCTTCAAATTTGAAGGCCCAAGGCCACTTTGGAACACTTTGTTCTATATTAAGATAATACAAAAGATTCCATCTATCTCTTTGCACACCACTATTAGATAATCCTTCTTCTTTTACTATTTCAACTTGTTTCCCTTTCTCATTAGTTTCAAAGAAGCTTTGTCCAAGCTTGAATCCTTTTTCTTCAATCATAGATACAAACCAATCATTCTCTGTAGGTGACATGGTATCTATGTGCTTGTCTGCTTTTGCTTTAGCAGGTGAGCGTGAAGAAACTTTGATTGTATATGGCGATAAGTCATAACGATACTTTCCGTATTTTCTTTTTGGGAATAGAACTATCCCATACTTCCCGAACTTAACCCAGGAGGTACTGTCACAACTAAACCAAGGAAATCTAAACAAAATAGGCATAGATGTTACACCAAATCCATGAAACTTGATCTTTGGCATTCCATCCGAGTGACAAACATAATTCATGCAAACATCAAGGAACTGAATTTTCTCTTGTGTTGTTCTATCTTTTGAGGGTGCTAATCCAATATAATCAAATTCATATACCATTCTTTCTAACACAGAAAAAGGTTCATCTTGATGGAATACATGAATTATCTTTTCTTTTGGAAGTCCCTTGTTTACTAAGTAACGATAATTTTCCCATCCTTTCTTTGCAGAAGCGATAACTTGTTCTTGTGTTAGTTTTTTCTCTCCCCACTTACCTGGAATAACATCAAGATTAACAATGTAATCTATGTGATCAAGATTGGCCAAACAGAAATTGGCGTAAGCCTCTATATCTATCTCTGTTTGTTTCATCCAGGCACTGAAAGCACCACTATCAAGTATTACTTTCATTGTTTCCACCTTGAAATTACACAACAACACACCAAAACAATACCAAAAATGCTCCCGAGTATAAACCCAAAGATGAATGGCATAGTTTACTCCGTTGCTTTTTCTTGCAACCAATCGTAAAAGCTTATTGCAAATTCAATAGCAAGAAATAATACACCAAAGAAAACTATATACATAATATCACCCCAAGTAATATTTCTTCTTTCTATCTCATGATTTGATACTATATCTAATTTGACTTGTTCCATGATATAGAATGGCATCATTATTCCTTCCCGTTAAGTAACTTATCAAGAAACTCAGCATTTGCCATGGGCTTATCATCTTCTATGTTTTCTTTTTGTTGATTCCTTATTAGATTATTCATTGCATTCACATAATCACTGTCCACAACTATTGATAGTCCTATTCCTTCTCTTTCATCAAGTTCTGCTTTTACTTGCAAGTGCAAAGGATCAATTCTGTTGCAAATATCTTGATAAATTGTGTTAACAATAGTTTCCAAATAGTCTTCATGATCTTTATATGCAAATAAATAACTTGATAATGATTCAGTTTCTAAGCAAAGCTTTTGTGGAACATAACTTATTTCAATCACTGCTAGGTTATGTAAATTAGTGCTAGGTTGTATAAAAGAAAAATCTTCGTAATCAATCTTGATTGCATAGGGTCTATCTGGAAACTCGTTTGGAAAACATTCCAATATATTCGTATATGGTTGATTATATTGAGTATTTGGGACTTTTTCAAATGATATATTGCAGCCAAAAGTATTGGGTTTTAAATCCTCTGTCATTATAATTCCTTTTCTATTTGTTGTGCAGGAGAGATATTTGAATCATCTGTAATGCTTTTGATTCCATTTCTTTTTCTGTTCTAAATGCACCAGCTACCGCACTTGTGGACATTTGCATATTTGGTTGTTTCACTCCCCTATGTGACATGCAACCATGCTTACCACTCAAATAGATCATTGCACCTATCGGACGAACTAATTCCATAAATTTGTTTAGAACATCATGGCACAAAGTTTCTTGGAGTTGTGGTCTTTTTGCATAATGAAGAATGCAACGTGCAGGTTTACTTGCTCCTACCAATTCATATCTAGGAATATAGTAGAACCAAGCAGTTCCATAGAAAGGAATAAAATGGTGAGAACATACAGAGACAAACTCTATAAGCTCCAAGCCAACTATCTGATCATATTTTTTTGTGTTAGGAAATGTTGTAAATCCAGGAAACTCACAATCAGAGTTACACAATAACTCCTCTGAAAACATTTTATATATTCTATTTGGTGTATCTTTCAAGTTTGGGTCAGTAAGATCAAGACCCAGGTCTTCAGATAGGAACTTTCTTATATTTCGTGTTCTCACTGAAACTCCTTAAAATACTGGGTCTACCATTCCGTTTCTTTCAAATGCAGTTTTCCTCATAAAGCATGGACCACACTTTCCGCAATGTTTATCTCCTCCTTCGTAGCATGACCAAGTAAGATGAAAAGGTGCATTGTACTTTAACCCGAACTTAACTATTTCATGTTTCATAAGTCCGCCAAGTGGTGTATGTACTTGAATCTTAACTCCTTCTTGTACTGCTCCCCACAGCAAACCTTTGAAATCAAGAATAAATTGTTCTTCATTATCAGGATATGCACCTGATTCTTCCAAGTTTGTTCCAAGATAGATATGTCCGTAATTGTATGCTTCAGCGTAACCTACAGCCATTGATAACATAATCAAGTTTCTAGCTGGCACCCATTCATGTGCATATTCCACCCCTGATTTTCCCTCAGATATCTTTAGTTCGTTGTTCATTATAGGGGAAGAATCACCAAATAAAACAGGGGGGATAGTTAGTATTTTGTAATCACATCCCAGGTACTCCGCTATGTTTACAATACTGCTCTTTTCTTTAGATCCTGCTTTACAGTTGTAATCAAAGTGAAGAAGAGTAGCTTTGGAATGTTTTTGTGCAACATACGAAGCAACAGAAGTTGAATCTAGCCCAGAAGAGCAAATAACTAGGGCAGAATCAAACTGTTTTCTTTCTATTTTAATTGATGATCTGAAATCTTCAAGGATTCTTACTGAGTAAGGGTTCATTCGATAGGCTAATCTTCTAACTTCTATTGGAAAATGCTGACGAAGAGAAGAGAAATAAAAATTCTTTGGATATTCAAGAATCCAAATAGGTTTATAATTACAAGCAAGCCAAATCTCACCATCTTTAAACATTGCACCTATTGCGTAGGAGCCCATTATTTGTTTTAGACTATAATGAAATTCTTCCAAAGAAGAAAAATCTAAAACTCTTGGCAAAACAGAAGTATCAGCTTCGCCGGGTCTTGCTCCAAGTGCATCGTCATTAGCAATCATGCCATTAAAAACTATATAAGGATCATAGCCTACTGGTTGCCTTTCTGTCGGCTTTTCAATCTCTGTTGTAGGTGTTGCTCTATGATTACCAATCCAAGATCCATTTGGCAACTTCTTAATTCCAGAATCGTCTCTTCCTCTATCTTTTGATTCTTCCCATATATGTTCTGCTATGTAGTCCCATTTGGTTCCCCCGCAGATACTACACATGATTACTCCTTATTGTAGATAGTGGCGATATCGCCACTATCTACAATTTTTAATGCATTGGGATTAAGCGAAAACGAAAATCTTCTTTCCGTCTTTCTCTACTTCAGAGGCAAGCTTCGAAAGTTTATTATACTTCGGGTTCTTGCTGTCAGTGAGATTGGTGACAATAGTGATAGAAGATATTGCAGGGAATTCTTTTCTAACAAGCTCCACAATCTCTTTCTTTGTGTACTTCCCTTCACCCACGAGTTTACTCATAAGCTCATAACGCTTACCCGCAGTTTCTGTGATCTGATCAGGTGTCTGTCCCTTTCTACTAACTCTTTCTTCCTTTACTTTTTCGACTTTCTCTTTCACGGACTTAGGTTCTTTTGCAGGCTTTTCAACTTTCTCTTTCTTTTCTTTCTTTTCCTTAGCAGGTTTCTCTTCTTTCTTCTCTTCTACTACAGGCTCTTCTTTTGTTTCTTCAGTGGTCCCACCACCTTCAACTTCATCAGCGTAAATCTTATTGTAAAACAGGATTGCATCTTTACACTTCTCCTGCAATACAGCAAGATTTGTTTGCTGCAAAGTATCAAAAGCTTCGGTAAATTTCTTAATCTGATCGGCTTTCGACACACCAACTGTACGCATCTTTTCGACAAGCGCGGTTTCATTAATCTGGGTTACTGCCACTTTCAATTCTTTGCTGTCGATTTGGTCAAGAGAGATCATACACTTTGTCCCTTTCTGTTAGGTTGTTTTGTTTGTGTTTTCTGCTTTCATTTTTACTATAGCACATTGCCGAGAAAATTTTTCAATTTTCTAGTGGCAGTTACACTTTTTTACTTAAGGTTGAGAAGTTTATGTAATTGCACATTAATATAAGAATTACCTAACCTGTCTTTCCTAAGCCGTTCCATCAATTCCTGTGGACTTATGCAATAATTATTGTCCCTAAACACAGGGGAGAATGCAAACTGTGCCATCAATGCTAAATCCCTAAAACCTTTTGCCGTTTTTACTGCAATCTCATAGTCTGTTATGTCATCTATAACAAACTTGATAAAATCACATACCCTTAATTTTGTGAATGCATCAGGGTTCATTTGTTCATGCATTCCTGATGACGGCAATTTAAAATCTACAATGTATGAACTTACTTCATATCCAAAAGGCTCTATTGTTCCATTTGTTTCAATTGTTACATCCACACATTCTTGGTACAATTGCTTTGTTAGTTCGAACACATTATCTTGTAATAATGGTTCCCCTCCTGTAATAGTTACTTTGTGAACATTTCTCGCCACCACTTCTTTTACTATCTCTTCCACAGTAATATCTATGCCCGAATTTTTATGTTGAGCATATGTAGTATCGCACCATTGGCACTTTAAATTGCACTGCGCCAGACGTACAAATGTACTAATTCTTCCTTGTCCGAATACACTCACCTCACCATCTATGGAAGTGTATATTGAATTAACATTCAAAGTTTTCATTCTGATTTCCCCCAGTATTCCCTGACCCAAGTAACAAAGCAATTGCTTGTCTCATACAACCTGACAAGTACTAGAGAAATATTCAATGGTAAAAGTTTTTGTATCAGTGCACATGCAAGCCAATCCACAACTTTTTCAGCGGTGGGCTGATCATTCATCATTGGGAATCTTGTGTTAAGGCACTTATGATCTATTTCATCAAGAACATTTTGTACAATACCTTTCAATTCAGAGAAGTCAACAATCATTCCATTCTTATTCAAGTTTCCTGTTACTGTAACCTCTACCTGGAAATTGTGTCCATGTAAGTCTTTGCACTTACCAGGATGATCTTTCAACCAATGTGCAATACACACTTCAAACTTTCTGGTAACTGTTATCATTTTTTCTCCTTAGTATCTTACGTATCTTTGCTTTACAGGACTTGGGACTGACTTACAAATTCTGTCTCTCCAATCTCTTAAGTCTTTGTGGTCTCTCTTTTCTTCCGCTAATTTTGTTTCTAGCCATTTTGCATATTCAATCCAATCTTTGATCCAGGTTGCTACATCTTCAACTTTATTTGGAACTGATTCTGATGGTTTACTTGTTACTTCTACTACTTTTCCATTACTGTTTTCTTTCTTTTTCTTTGCCCAACTTTTTCCACCGAGTGTTGTATCATTTGGTATTCTTTTAAGAATAGTAAAAGTATGGGGCAAACCAACAACTCCTTTTGTTCTTTCTATATAACCAAGACTTGCAAGTTGATCTAAATACCTACTAATTGTTGTTCTATTCATGTGGGGATAATCATTAAATGAAAATTTGGTAACAAATGAATTGTACCTAGCATTAAGCAATTCAATTAATTCAGGTGCTCTTGACGGTTGTGCCATTTTCTCCCCCTTACCTTGTTGAATCGTTCCTTCCGTTTCCCCTTACAATCTGGGAATCAAGATGTGCTTGTCCTAAGTGCAAGTTCTGCAATACAAAACAATCATCATCTTCATCGAAGAAATCATGACGATGAATAATTGTACCAACTCTTATTATCCCAAGTCTCTTGTCATCAGCAGTTTGGTTGATAGTAAGTCCTGCATCAACATGACCAAGTATTGCTCTTGCCCTGCCTATATTATCTTGCTTCAATCTTGGTGTGTACAGAGCGTTGCTTGTTATCTGGGATGGTGCAATTAATAAATAATTCTTTGCACTTGCTCTACCGACAATTCTCATCCAAGTTTCATTAATACTTTCCCAATCATTTTTCTTATGGCCAGAAGGAATTGTTATCTCCGGATAATCCCAAATAACAACTCTGTATTTAAATCCATGAATGTGTTCGAGAACATCTAAGTCTCTAAATGCATCATCAACACTTGCACCAAATCTTGGATAACATATTATTCTTAGATTGTCATCCCCAAAAAACTTCCCATACTCTCTTACTTTTTCAAAAACAGTTCCATAATTAAATGAGGGCCTTTCGTATGCAGTAAACCAGTGACCTAATTCGTATGTACTTGGTTCGTTCTTCCTACACCAAGTACAAGGTCTATACTGCATGTCTAATCTAAATTCTGGTATATTACCTTCTTCATTGAACAATGTTAAACGGTTTGTTCTTTCTGCTCTATTGCACATACCTGATTGATTAGCTTTACAATCAAAAGCAGGATAAACAAATGTTCCTCCATCTTTATCACCTGAAAGTATTCTCTTAAAGAACCTTCTATTTATATCTCGTTTTTTCATTTCAAAAGAAAGTATAGCAACAGGGATGTTTTGTGATGCAATGATAAATGCCAACTCATTACATAAAGTAGTCTTTCCTTTCTTGTACCCTGCTGCTACTAACAAAGTCCAACCAAAATCAAGTCCACCTACAAACTCACCTAAGTTACCAGGTATTTTTATAGGCCTTTCTTCTCTTTCAAAAACATCAACAATATTTGCTGGGTCAAAAGGATTGTACCAGTCAGAGGTGATCTTACTTATTTCTTTTATGCCAGATATTTCTGCATCTGCATCTTCTACCCTATCTTTTTCAATGTAGGCTAATGCATTTTTTGCTCGAATCTCGATTTCTCGTTTTTTGAAGTATCTAAGTGCTTGTTGCGTGAGATATTCTTCGTTGAAATACTGCAAACCTTCATATTCCTTTGAAATGGAAGACAGAAAGATGACGAGAAGTTCAGCTTCATCTTTCCTTATGCTTTCCTTCTTAGATTCGAACATTGCTTGTATGTTTTTCTGGGGTGCTTTATCATATGCCTCGTAATAAGTTAGTATCCATTTAGCTAATGTTTTGGCATAGTCTGACTTGAAATAAACAGGATCTATGCAATGGAAGGTATTTCTTAAAAATTCGCTACTTACGATCATTCCAGTGATGATTTGCTTCTCTATAGAAGCATCAATCATGTATTTTTCTAGTCCCTCTTCAAATGCCATATTATTTATGCTCCCTGCAACAAATTGGGCATAACTTTGGTGAATTGTGACCTTTCTTTAATCTTCTTTCTAGTTTCTTATCCCCATCTTCCCAGACTCTTGCAACTTCCCATTCAATACCTGCTTCCGCAACAGATTTCATAAGTCTTGCACCATTACCATTTTTATGTCTCTTCATTCTTTGTTCTAAATCAGTAGTGTACCCAAGATAGTGTTGGACATTCTTGTACTTCTCTGCAAAATGCAGCAAGTAAACCATTTCTCCCCCTTTATCTGTATATGGAAAAGTTGCTATTGTTTGTGTTCTCTTTCTTGGTATAACCTTGATTATTTAAGTAGGTAGGTAATCTTCTACTGAATGTGGCATCAGAACAAAAGAAACCCGGTGATATATCAATACCATTGACACTCGTCTTTATACATGAATACAAACATTCCACTTGTTTATGTATATTTCTAAAGATTGTGGGATAATGTTTGCTATTGATTTCAAAGAAAGAGTTCAACCGCGCCGCCGCAGCAACAAATTTGCTCTTATCAGAAGGTGGTGGTGTGTAATTACTTACATTAAGAATTTCTTTTTTAAACTTGGCAATGATAAGTTCTGTTATTTCAGGGTGGTAGTCCACTTCTTCTTTTCTTACAGGGATGGGTTCATTTTGTAACATGAAAAAGAACAGAGATTTAGATGTTGCAAAAGGATTATATAAGAAATCTTTCAGAGTTATTTTATTAAGGTATGTTTTGTTTAGTGGATAATAATCAGGGCTTAATGATTGTTGTAATCTTTGAACACTTTTAGAAAAGTCAGCAAGATCATATGGTATAACAGGGAATTCTGTTTGTCTAAATAGTGTTCCTGTTACTAATTTTTTCAGGGATTGTATGGTGCAATTAAATGATTTAGTATTAACTCCAGGTAATTTAAACCCATAAGATTCCCAAACAGCGATGAATGGTTGTATTGTTTTCGGTATTATTATTACTTGTGGTTTTTCTGAACTTTTATTATTTTTTACTTGCGTTTCGGCTAAATCTCGATTAATATCGTCAATACTCTGTAACAAATCCTCATCTTTTCCCCTTAGAGTGCTTTCTGACTCCCCCTCAGAAAGCACTCTTTCTTTTTTATCACCTTTATTTTCTGTCACTGTGCTATCTGAAGCAGAGTTCTTTTTTCTTTTTATTATTGAAACAAAATTATCATTATGTGTGCCATTATTGGCACTGATTTCATTATCTTCTTTTTTGTTTTTTAAAAAAGAAGATAATGAAATATTATTATCTTCTTTAGTTAATAAAGAATAGTTTCGTATGGCACCCGAAACTTGATTCGGGTGGGACCCGAATCTTATACCAATCTTATTCTCAAATAAGCCAATCACTTTTTTATAATTTATCTTGAAATAGTTGGTTGCGGGAATTCCCTTTAACTTTTTTTCAATAATTTCAAGTCCCATCAATTTATTAGTAATTCTGTTTTGGGCATCTTCTTTGAGTGTTGTTGCCTTTGTCAGCATTTTAGCTTTTGCAAAGAACCAACCATCATAATTAGGTATTCTTCTAGCATAATTGTCAATATTGATCAACTCTGTTAGAATCAGAGTTTCATTTATTCCCATTTGACGAACAACATGTCTGGGTAAGTGTATATCATCGTCTCTTGATAATAGGGCTTTGGCGAGAAGAGGGAAACTATCATTTTCAATAAAAATTTGGTCACTAGACATGGAAATGACTCCATTCCTAATAAATCAAAAGAAAATCAATAAAAATTGGATAGTTAGATTCGCCTAAGCGATTAGTATTTTCATATCTACAGGAAATAATTTATATGATTTTACTTGTTTTTATTTCCTGTAGATATGAAGTTTATCCCCCAGAATAGTAACACTTGTATAATACATCTTTTCAATAAATTTACATACAAAAACCTTTATTAGTTTGATTTTTTTCTTCTCTTGCTGCTGTATAACGAGCCGAATTGAATGGAAAAAGGCGATTAATATGTACTGGTATTTCTATCCCAGAACAGACACTTTCATCACAAATCTTCCTTGTGCATTTATCACAATTTTTTGCCCAAACAGAAGAATCAGAAGAGAATTGGATTACTTTTACTTTGTGTGTGTTCTGTGTAGAAATTTCCATGTTTCTGTATTTCCTACCAATTCTAATTTGAAGTCCCTGATTGTTTATCAAGTGTTCTTGTCTCATTTTTTCTCCAAATCATATATTGTTTTCGGTGACTTACCTTTTTTCAAATCCGAAAAATGTTTCATGCAGTAATTTTTTTTCCCTTCCCAAGTATATATTGCATTGCCATTACATTGTCTGTAGTGCATACCGTCTTCCACTGCACAAATACATCTTCCCTTTACTATTTGAATGCCTTTCACAATAATTTTTTCGTATTTCTTCCTTGAATATGATGTTAGATCAATATAAAGCATCCCATTAACATAAGCCATTTTGTATCTGCCCGCTCTGATTCTCATAGGTATTGTGTTTTTGTGTTTTTCAAAAATATTTGTTGCCTCTTCCACTGTAACCCATCTACCCCCTTCAGGTAAGTCTTCAAGTTTCTTGTAGTTACTAACTCCTGGTATTCTTTTCAAATGATGTGGTACTGATCTCACTTTTCTTTCTATTGGTTTTGGTTGTTTTGGGTAGCAGTCGCTACAGTAAATTGTTGACCCCGGAGGTGCATCCGTAGCATCTACAAACGCTCCACATTTTATACACTCCTCAATTTTCATCACTACCTCCCAAAAATGTCTTTCTTCAGGTAAGCTACTTCATCATCGTTCAGTTCATCAGGATCACCTTTTGGGATAGAGTATCTTATTACTTGTTTTAACAACGGTGCGAGTTGCCAAGCTAGTTTGTCTGCTCTTAATTGGGCATCACTTCCAGCATCATATAACACTACTGCCTTGCTAATTTTCTTTGCTATCACTACTAATTGTGCAGTAGTAAATTCTACTCCAAATGTTGCAAGTGCTCCATCACCAATTCTCCATTGGTCAAACACACCTTCAACAATTGCACCAGTATCACTTCTTAGGTCATCTATCCCGTAAACACATTCTTTGGAAAACTTTATTGATTGTTCTTGTGCTAATGCAAGGTAAGATTCTTCTGCAAGTCCTGTAGTGTCTCTTGCAATGAAGGTTACAAGTTTCCCTTCTTGATAAATCGGCATAACTATCCGGTATTTATACTTACCTAACTGATTGCAAAAGTAAAGATCATATTTTCTTGTTACATAATCTGGGTCGTATCTCCTTTTCACTAAAAAATCATAATGGCATTGCATCATTTCTTTACTGAATTCAGGCAATAAGATTTTACTACCTGGATCTTTTCTTACAATCTTTTTTTCTGTTATCAGGTGAATAAGTGATCTGTCTTGGAACTCTTCAATTATTCTTGTCGCTCTATCGTGATTGCACCTCTCAACATCTTTTATGAGATCGTAAATATTTCCTTTCTTCCCACATCTCCAACAAGATATAAAATTTCTTTGGAATCGTGGGTCACTCATATTTATACCAAGATGTGTTTCGGGGTCATCCTTACAGAACGGACAGTTTACACCAATCCAATTCTGACTAACATCTTTGCCCGGTGTTCTGTAAGGAATTCCCCGTTTCATCAAGTAAGTTATGGTGTCAAATATCTCAGTGTTCATATTGGTATGTTATCATGGCGTTATTTTTATTTTGGTCAAAATCAATAGTTATTGTTTCTGTTCCACTGTTGACATCTATTCGTTGAAATTGACTGCATTCTCCTCTTTTGTATATTAATTTTTTCCAAGAAAAGGGGAAATTCCCACCAGAGAGTTTGGTGCAATTAACTTCAACCATTTTTGGTATGATTGCACTTTTTCCATTAAAGTGCCATTGATTTGCATTTGAAGGTGGTCCTAATATAGTTCTACAATACTTATGCAATTGGTATCTTGCTTCCTCTTCTGATTCAAAAGGACCGTGTTTTTTATGTATTTCATCCCAAAAATACCATTCATCTTTTTCTTCTTCAAATGGATTTTGCCATGTTGTCATTTTATTTACCTTTCTTTTGTGGATGTCCTTCTAAGTATTCAGGGGAATCAAAGAAGTCTTCTCTTTCAATAAAATCATCTTCCCATTCAAAATAGGGCAAACCAGTATAATCTGCCCATATTGAAATTGCTATTGCAACATCACCTTTCTTTATTGATTTGCCACAAGCATCACAAATATAGATTCCTTTTGCTTTCCCTTTCACCGTTTTACAGTATTCTCCAGGATAGGGATCAGCAATATAACTAATCCCTTTTTCGTCTGTAAGAAGTTTATAACTAAACTTTGGCTTACATTTCTCACTGCAAACAATTTCTCTTTTCATATCAATCAATCCTCATAAGTGCCTCAAGTTCGTTAATTTCAGTTTGTGTGAGTCCTTCCCCACCTTCTGCTAGTTCCAGAAATTCAAGCATTCTTACTTTGTAGGCATCGTCTCTTTGATCCCAATCAAGAAACAACCTAAATGCTTGAAATGGTGGAAGCCAATAACCTTTCATTGCATACTTCATACAACGAAGTACGGAAGATACAGGACAATGAATGTTCTTTAACCTAAGAATTCTTTTTTCTTCATCATGTGGAAAGTCTGCATCCACCACAGCAGTACGACCAGAAGGGTTTAGTCCACATCTAATTACAGTGAAGTCAAAATTACTTAATACTTCTTCCATTGTCCCGGTTGCTACAACTTTACCTTCTTTTATCGGCTTAATCAGTTGTATAGGTGGAGAAGCAAAGAAGGGATGACTCATATTTTCTGGTCTTTTGTAAGTTATTGCCATTTCGTTTTCGTGTCTTATTTCTAATTTATGTACAGGTGCAGTTGCTAAGTCATTTTTTACTGCATTGAATGTTTTTTCATCCATGCAGTAAATATCCACATCGCTTGCAACTGTTGGGATTCGTCTTGGTGAGCACATATAACGAACATACCCACCACAGATAAAGACTTTACCAGTATCATAGTTATCATTGAGGAAGTCCACAACATTTTCTATTTCTGTAAACCCCCTGATAACATACCAACCTATTTCGAATCCATCTTTTGATTGGTACTCTGGTTTTTTTCTTTCTTCTGGCTTTGTTGGCTCTACTGGTTTATCAAGAATTGCATCAAGATCATTAGCCATCTATTTCCCCTTCTCTGTAAGGATTCTCATTAAATAATTAGCTTGGTAAATTGCATCATCTAAAGCATTATGAGTAATTCCCATATCAGGAATCTCAATTTTTGGATACATGTTCCTCATAGTTAAGTAACAACGATCACCTTTGTACGTCCAAGGTCTTGTTAGACCTATTCTATCATAAGCAGAACCGAGTACTACATTGTCAAATGCTGCTCCATTTCCCCATACTTTTATTTGGTCTATAGGAACATTGAATCTATATACCCATTCAGAGAAGTCGTACAGAACATTTTCTATATGTCTACCTTCTTCCCTTGTTATGGAATTTCTGGCTTCATCACTTTGTTTCATCCACCAAATAACAGTGGAAGCGTTAATAATCCCACCGGTTCTTATAGAAGATTCTAAATCTACTACTTCGTAGAAGGTTTCTGGATGAATATTTTGTTCTGGAATGCTGAATGCTACTGCACCTATTGCTATAATAGCAGCATTAGGGCCAGTTCCCATTGTTTCTAAGTCAATCATAATATCTTCCATTTATTTTCTCCTTTTCTTTATGAACTCCTTGATACTCATAAATTCCCAACCTTCATTCATGTAAGTACTCAGTCTTTCGCCAAAATGATTAATCAGGAAGTAATGACTACTATCAAAGTAGTCAATAATCAAAACTTCCTCTTTATCAGCAGTTTTTCTCAGCCCCCTTCCTACAGTTTGTAATGTTTGAATTTCTTCTTTAGAACTACTTGCATTTATCATTACATCTAGCGAAGGGATATTGATTCCTTCTCGCCAAACTACGTTTGCGACTATGCACTTGACTTCTTTTTTCTTCATGCTTTCCTTCAAAGTATCCCTGTTATCAGTTGAAATGTCTCCTTTTATGAAAGGTACGAAACAGTTTAAGTTTTCTCTTAGCATTCTTTGCAGTAGTTCACCATGATCTATGTTTGTTACAAATACCAACACACTAAGGCCATGAGATACTAATTCTCTAGCATCCTCAACCTTTAACATATTAGCATCTTCTCGAAACTTAACACCATGATAGTAGACTTCTGGGTATCTTTTGAGGTTTCTTACCTCAGCAGAAAATGGGATTTTTCTTATACAAATCTTAGGTTCCGCTAACAAGTTCAAGTCACTTCCTTCTTGTATTGTGAATGATGCAATTACAGGACCAAGAAAAGATTCCATTGCTAATCTTTTTCTTGTGTAGTCTTTTGGAACTGTAGCAGTAAGTCCACATCTTATTGGTGCATCAAACTTAGATAGAATTTCCGCATATTGGCCGTTGAAATCACTTATGTGGTGACATTCGTCACAAATAACCACTCCAAATTTATTTATTTGGAGTTCACTTAGCATGTTAGCGATAGATTGCCTTGTAGCTAACCAGATTCTAGCATTTGGATTCCATTTTTTGTTGGCATAAATAGCAGTGAAATTGAAACACCCAAATGCTTCCATATCTTCAGCTAATTGGGATATCAATCCGGTGGTGTGTGCAAGAAACAAGATCCTTTCTTTGGGATATGCAATCATCAATCCCATTGCTAACATAGACTTCCCCATCCCTGTAAATCCTTGCAACACTCCTCTGCCATGAAATCCCATACTTAGTATATGGGATAATTGATCTTCTCTTAGTTCTTCAAATTTTCTACCATCAGAGAATGTTATAGCAGGTAATGTGGGATTTTCCATGGAAGGAAGAATTACACCATTATTGTCTATGTTGCAATTATATTCTTTTTCTTGGCAAAATGCTTTGAGTCGCGGTAGAAGTCCAGTATAGATGCCAATACTTCCTTTAAATTTTGACTTTGTTTTTACAAATACTGGGAATTTATCTTCTACAAACTCCTTGTTAAATCTTCCTTGTTTAACCCGAATGTCAATGAAATAGAGACATTCCTCAAATACATCAAGGTCCTCTCTATCTCCAATTGACCACACATTATTGATTATCTTAATATTGATCTGGCGTACATTCTTGCTTCCTTTATTGTTTCCTTCAGTATTCTTGCCGTCCACCTCATCTCCTTTTGTGCAAGTTTAAATATTTCAGTTGGGGTGACTTCTCTTTTTGGGTATTCTTCTATTGCAAATTCAATCAGGAGTTGCGCCCTAGTAGATAACTTAGGATCTTTTCCCTCTGCTGCTTCCTTTTTGATTAGATATTCTTCTGGATTGGGATCATTATCTAGAAGATCATAAATTCTTGGGTCAAAACAATTGTTATAGAGGATGTTAAATGCATCCTCTATCCCTTCTTTGTGTTTTTTTGTCATGATATTTTCCTCTTAACATAGATGGTTTCAAAGTCATTGCTGTAAACTATGGAATAGATGTTATTGCGTGGGATAAATTCAGTGGTATCGAAATAAACTTTGGGGACGTATTTATCTTTAGGAAACTCCATCCATATTTTATCTACTTTGAAGTAAGTCTTTGGTTTTTTTCTAGCCATCATGTCCTCCTTCTTATCGGAGCAATCAACCCATTTTCAATAGGTTGTCTATATCCTCTTAGCCCAGATAAAATGCATTTGTATTGAGGGCATCTTTCCGTACAATCATATTTTTTGTTCCTTGCTCTGTGGATGCAAATTTTTTGATGGATTCTTTCATGCTGTTTATCACACCAGAAATAAGTACCAGGAATGTAATGTACACAACCTTCATTTTCTCTATAAACAAAGTCTTTGGTAAAAGTACATTTTCTTCTACTTATTTTTTTCTCCCCAATTCTTTCGATGATACGGAGTTTGGGTGGTATATCACTCCATAATTGACAATACTGACACTCTTTAGCCATATTTTCTCCTTTTGTTTGGTTAATTAACACACAAAGAAGGTGCGATACTGAATGCATCGCACCAACTCTCTATCTTAATTAAAAACAGAAGGTCTCTTCTCCTACCCATGTTTTTTCAAGCTCTTTTACTTTCACATTAATTTCCTTCAATCTTGCCCCGCATTCCGCTATCGCTTTTAATAATTCTTGGATATATGACTCTCTGTAAAGTTCATTAACAAATATGCTCCTGTTCCAAGCATTATTTATATATAACTCTTTACCATCACTTTTTTTATAGCAGTAAGGATATGAACTGAAGTATTCAGTAGGAAGTTCTTCGTAAGCCAAAGCTTTTATTTCAAGAATCTTCCTGAGAGCAACACCTTTTTTCACAACTTTTTTTGTTTTTATTGTAATCATGGGTTTCCCTTTCTCTTTTGGGATTAGTAGTTTCGTGGGTTTTCTGACATTATAGCATAGCACTAAACAAAATTTGTTAAAAAGTTATTTCTCTAACTCCTTCATAAATCCTTTTAGTTGGTTTGTTAATTCAATAAAAACTTTTTTGTCAAGGTCTTTTGTTACCATTCTCATAGTGCCTTCAACATCAATCACTTCTGCTACCCTAACTTTTCCTCCTTTCAAGAATTGTAGTCTGAATGATCCTGGAATAAAGTTCATTGTGGTCTTATCAAACCACAATGTAGACTTCCCTTTTAATCTTGCAAATTTCTTGAACGCTCTCATTACAGGTGCTTTGTCTTCCATTTCTTTCTCCTTTCTAATGTTCAAAGAATTGGGTAGAAATTTCTACCCAATCCGCAAAACACTAGCTTAGGAAATCCAATAAGTTTATTTCTTTCTCTACCTTCTTTCTTCGTATTATTATGGGAGTTATAGTGTTGGGTTTTTCTTCAATGGTTCCTTTTCCATCACAAGTTTTACATGTGCAAGTACCAAGATTTTTCACTTCCATGATTTGTCCACAATCTCTACATGAAAGGGAATCATCTTGGCAGTAAGGGGAAGCAAAATTACATTTCTTGCAAACTTTCCACATTCCTTGCATCTCTTTCCTTTTCTTTTTCTATATTGTCCCATGTAACAAGGTAACCTATAAGAACTTGCATTTCCTCTCTTGTCATTTCTGATGTAAAATTTGTTTGAAACCCGTTGGTGCTTATTCCAATTGAGTAGAAAGTCCCTTCGACTTTTCTCTGAAAACTTCTGGTGCCTTCTTGTTTCTCAATCTTGATGGAGAACTTTTCTCGGATCATTATAGCTCCTTGCATAAAGTTCAAGTTCGTCCAATTCAAACAATTCCTCCGCTATACAAGCATCGGAAATCATTTTGTTCAATTCTTCCGTGTAGCTTTTTGGAACAGGTGTTCCATCAATGAATTTCAAAGTAAACATTTACTCCTCCTATACAAACACCCAGTAGTAATCATTTTTGTAAACACCCCCAACAATTTCACCTTCCCATTTCATCACTTTTGCAAGTTCTTTGGCAACTGTTTTGTGTACATCATCCCAGTGTTGGTTTACACTAAGTTCTTGTGCAGTTTCAAGTCCGATAGTGATTTGTTCTTTTCTGTCACCATCATCTATGGAAGCTTTTATTCTACTCCCTCTTGCATAAGAAGGTCCAAGAAACCTTGTTCTAATTGCTTTCATCCTATCTCCTTTTCCCTAAACAAAAGGGAGGTAAAGGTAATAAACATTTTTCCGTCACCATATTCTGCTAACGTACGGAGTTCGGGATTAACAACTTTATGGGGACCAGAATAGTAGTCGGAGTTCCTCGCGGAAACGTCGATAATATATATCTCGTCTCCTTCTTTTAACTTTTCCCAGAATGTTTGTTCCAAGTCCTTTGTCATTTTTCTCCTTCTCTTTCAATGCCAAAAAATCCATAATTTTTATCTTTTTTACAAGTACACTTTCCTATCCTTGAATTTGAAATAATTCTAGCATGGACTATTTCATTATCAACATAATATTCCTCTGTTATTTCTACTGCATGTTCTATTCCATTGCATCCTACTGCCGCAATAATATCAACTTTTTGAAATTCTCCAGATGATGTCCTTTTGCATTCACCATCTATTTTTATAAGGTTAATAATAGTAAAATAATCCATTTTGTTTCTTTCTTCTTTTTCCTCTTTGCTCATGTCGAACCAATTAAATATTGAACCTGTTGGCATTTTTTCTCTCCTTCTCTTTGTGTTGTTTGTTGCAGATATTACCATCAAAGGCTATGAACTTAACATCATAGCCTTTGTGATACTACCTACGCCATTTGTTTCTGTTGTGATAATTAGCAACATTCTTTCCGTGAAAGTAACCTACCCCAAATGAAGCAATCATAAGGAATATTACTGCCATAAGAACACTTCCATCAACTATTACAGGGCTCATTCTACCCTCCCTGACATTTGGTGGACGTTTCTACCATTGCGAGAAATACTTGGATCAGCCTTATACCCGAAATTGTGCTTGAACTTCGTATTCGGATAGTATTCTTTGTACTTCTCTGCATAGTGGTCAAGGTGTTCTTTGGTGCATCCACCTATCCACATGTCGTTTATTACAACCTCTTGAAAATTGTCAACATGGAATAAACAGAATGTTGCAAGGTCTCGGTAGATAGAATAGGGAATCATTATAGAAGCAACAGTTTCTTTTCCATTAATTTTGTAGTTGCTCCAAGGATCTTTGTTCACCTTTACTGACAGAAAAGATTCCATCAGTTTTACTCCATCTTCGTTGAGGGAGCATAAAGCCCTCAACGAATAGGCATCTGCCTCACCTGTCAGAAAAGAAATTCCATACTGCTCCAAGTCTTTCCAGCCATCAAGGATAGTCATGTTGTCTCTCATTTTTTTCTCCTTCTCTCTTGTTTGGGTTGTTGTTGGTTACTAAGGTACAAGAATGCCTTCTTACGAGAAGGCATTCATCTAACTTAGTTACCATGAACTATGGTATGAAAAGTAAAAATCTCCTTTGTGTTGGAGACACCTGTCAATTATCTTTATAGTATGCTCACAGTCACCAAAATAACAATCGTCATAACTTGTGTTTCCAAAGAAGAACCCGGATGCAGTAGGAAGTATATTTTTTGCAGAGTTTTTATTTTCCAACACCTCTTTACAAGCTTTGTGGAGTTCTTGGAGTTGTTCAGGAGATACATAGTAAGTCCCGCAATTATCAGTGCCTTTTTGGATATTGTTAACAAACCAATTGTGAATGTGATTTGCTTTTCTCCAATATCCGAATTCTACAGATATCTCTTTAACCTCCAGATCCGCAGGAATATTAAGTATTTCACCGATTCTATCTGCTTGTGCTTTTTTCTCCTCATTAAAGGAAGAAAAATACTTCTTGCCATAAAGATACATGTCGAGTCCCATTGTTTTTCTCCTTTTCTCTTGTTTGGATGGTTTAGAGTGATTTCATTTTTCTTTTCAGAATGTCAATAATACCAACAGGAACACATTCGTAAAAAAACTGAAGGTATTCCTCTGCCGCATATTCCATACTATGATTATCCCTGTTAAATACATATCCTTCAACTTCTGGTGTAAATAAATCATAAACACCTTTTTCTGTGTGGGTTCTTGGGCTTACAGCCAATTTGAACTTAATTGTTTTCATTTTTTCTCCTTCTCTCTTGTTTGGGTTATGTTACACAGGTACAAGGAAGTGCACAGTCTTTCAACTGTGCACAACCCAATAACTATGTCACCTGTTATTTATAAACATTTTTTCCAGTATATCTATTACTCCACAAGGAACACAAGTATTAAAAAACTCAAAGTACGCCTCTGCTGCCTCTTCTTTCCAATTCACATTTTCTTCCTTATCACATTTGTAAAGTGATATTTTAGGAAGTACATTGTAATCCACCACCATCAGTTTGTGTTCTTTCATTTTTTCTCCTTCTCTCTTGTTAGTTGTTCATCCTGTTCCAGTATACATTGTCAAATACTTTTGCCACTTGTGGTTCAAGATCAGCCTTCCTGTTTTCACTTTCAATGTTGTGGGTTACAAACTGTGTCACCACAGAATGCATATCCCACAATGTCAGTTCCTCTCTTTGCAGTGCAGCAGGAAGAAATAACTTGCTGCCAGTTTCGGGAAGTTCTTCCATCTTCCCTTTTTCTGCCGGACTGAACGGAAGTGCTTCCCAAATTTCAGAATACACCTCATTAGAAATTTTCGCCTCAGCCCATTTCTTCCACAACTCACTTTGTTCACTGAAAAGAATGAGACCTTCTTTAATCGTGTCGATCATCAGGTTCAGATCAAGACTTGATACATGTCGGTTTATGTAGGAATATGCTTTTCCTTTCACTGGAGCCATCGCTCCGTTCGAACATATCACTCTGTACAATCCACCGTCACTACGAAGCTTCCATTGCAGATCATAAGACGAACGGACACTAATCTTTGGAACGATTGTGTCACCCACCTTTATGTCTTTCATCATTTCTGGAAACTTCACATCGAGAATCATCTTTGCTCCAGAATACGGTAAAGATATTTTCATTTCAGGTATACCATACTCAGGAATTTCGAGACAAGCATCGTGGACTTGCTTCACAATCTCTTCATGCCTTACCAGTTTGTACTCATTACTGGCGATTGCAAAGAGATTATCATTATTGAAATCCACAATAGCTTTTCTTCCTTCTGCCAACACCTTGTCTCTTCTTCCAAACCATACAGGTGAACGACCCACATTAGGGAACACACGATCAGGAAAAAGTTCCCCACAAAGCGCCTTTGCCTCATTCAGATAAGCCACAGTTCCTGTTTCCATTTTTTTTTCTCCCCTCTCTCTTGTTTGGATTAATTTCTACCTACTAACATACAAGGAAGATGCTATACCATTTAGCATAGCACCAACCTTCTAAGTTAGTCGATAAGTCCGATTGATTTTAAGTCTTTTTCTCCTACAATTTTACATCGGAACACCCTGAATTTTCCATCAGTTCCAATTGGTATTGCAGCAATGTCTTTTGCTTCAAACTCAGCCATGAGTATTTTTCTTCCTGGTTTCCATTCTTTTATGCACCAATCAAGAGTAGCCAGTGATATGCCTGAACCACATTGTTCATTTTCGTAACAATTTGCATTTTTTTCTTCAAATGTTTCTCCTATTTTGTAGTAAATGCCAGGGAAATAAATTCCTGTGTTCTTAGCATTGACTATTTTGTAGGCAATAATCTTTCCCGGCTGATCTAATAACAATAGAAGAGGGGTTATTAGATATTTATTTATTCCGTTTGCATCACACAAGTTTGCACTATGCAAGTTTGCACCACGCAAGTCTGCACTATGCAAGTTTGCACCACACAAGTCTGCACCACGCAAGTCTGCACCACACAAGTCTGCACCACACAAGTTTGCACTATGCAAGTTTGCACCACACAAGTCTGCACCACGCAAGTCTGCACCATGCAAGTTTGCATCACACAAGTTTGCACTATGCAAGTTTGCACCACGCAAGTCTGCACCACACAAGTCTGCACCACGCAAGTCTGCACCACGCAAGTCTTCACCATGCAAGTCTGCATCACACAAGTTTGCACTATGCAAGTTTGCACCACGCAAGTCTGCACCATGCAAGGTTGCACCACACAAGTCTGCACCACGCAAGTCTGCACCATACAAGTTTGCATCACACAAGTCTGCACTATGCAAGTCTGCTTTTTCCCCATCTTCTTCATCATTTAACCAAAGTAAATGTTTCTTCAGGATTTCTTTTAATCTTGATTCTTCCATTTTTTTTCTCCTTTTCTCTTGTTTGGTTTTGGTTATGTTACACAATTACAAGGAATGACACTATTGTTTGGATAGTGCCACACCCAATAATTATGTCAGTTTTTTCTGTCCACTGTCAATAGCACTTCTGCCAGAAGAACCACTTCCATTCAACGGACGAGAAAGATTCAACTTCTTTCCTTCTTCTATCCCATTGTAGTAAGCACTTCTATCACCGGTAATCTGAGTTCTTGTACCTTTCTTCAGGCTAGGAAAATGCTCTGTGGTAAATTTCTTTACCGCATCGGTTTTTACAACAACCAATGCCTTACAATCGGAGATTTCATTTCTCCTCTTGTACATTTCTTGCAATCTGCCATGAACAGAAGAAACCATGCCATGAGCAAAGTTATTTCTGCCATTAATATCTTTGTATCCTTTACTACTCAGCCTGCTAATGCTTCTTCTGATATAAAGATGCAACCATATTGCCATCTCCACATCAGCTTTAAATCCTAAGAAAGACAAAGACCAATCTCTTTTTTCTCCGTCTTTCCAAGTTGCATATGGCATTGTTACAAGTTTTGCGTCAAATGCCATTGCAATCGAATTGGCAAGAAGACTTTCCCAGTTTACTTTTCTACTTCCAAGTCCAGGAATATCTTCTCTTGTCATTTGCTCCCTGATATGGTCAGGTTTTGAATTTCCGTTCTCATTTACATCAGCCATTGACAGAGAATATTTCTCCATCAATTCCGCTGCTTTGTCCATTGCCAATCTTGCCTCATTCTCATTCGGAGATGTTGCAAGAGCAAGCAGTTTTTGGAGTTTGTCTACCATTTTATTGTGTTCTTCTGGATTTAATCTTTCGTTCATTTTTTCTCCCTTCCCTCTTGTGTTGTGTTGGTTTATGGTTAGCTACAAGGAAGATGCTATGCCATTTAGCATAGCATCAACCTTCTAACTAATCATTCAACCTATTGGAGATGTAATTATATTCAACCTTTGCAACAGTGAAATGTGCCACTGCATTCCACATCGCAACATATTCTTCCGCTTCTTTTCTTGTAATCTTTCCTTCTCCAAATAGCATGTCAACTTCGGTAAGTGATTTTCTAGTTATATCCATCACTTCCTCCTAGTAATGAAGTTTCCCATCAGTCACCTTTGCAAGTGAACTGAATCCATGCCTTGCATACCCATATTTCTCAGATGGGTTCTTAGAATCACTAATGTAGGTAGTAATAGTGATTCTCTTAACTTCAGGATATTGTTCCATCGCAAGAGCAACAATCTCCTTCTGGGTATGTGTCCCTTCAGTGATCAAGCCTTCTATGTACTTGACCTTCTCATACCCAGCACCTTTGACTCTTTTTCTCGACGTTTTATCCCCTGTTGTCGAAGCTACTTTCTTCACTGTTTTCGGCTTGTTAGACAACACGGAACAGAAAGCAAAGGTTACTGGACAGTCACGTTTGCAAGCATCACATCCAGGGTCTGACAAGTCTTGCTCACCGTACACTGAGCATGGCATGTCATTTCCCTCACCTGCCCATTGTTTTGCTTTTTCTACCTCACTCAACTCTTCCACTTTCTCCTCAGAAGTATTTGAGTTTTCAGTATGGGCAATAATTTCTGTGCTTTCTTCTTTTGTTGGTTCAGGATCTCCTGTCACTTGTTTAGTTGCAGTCCTAGTTCTTTCCATCGCCTGGAGAAGAATTGCAGAAGCTTCTTTGACTTTGACTTTGTGAGCAAACCTAAGCCTTTTTACAATTTCATCCTCTGCCACACCTTGATTCAGAAGATCCACAGCCATAGTAATTCTCTCTTCATTTTCCATTTTTTTCTCCTTTTCTCTTGTTTAGAATTAACTTCCATTAGTACACTAGCACAAGTCAAAAATTAGAATTTCTCCTAATCCTTGACGTTTTGCTAATCTACTGTTGTTTTCTCTCCAAAGTTCTTTTCACCTTAAACATCAGATTTGCATACATGGCAGTAAAAACTGCTGCCCCCAATCCGAATCCTACCAACATTGCTACACCATGAGTCCAATGTACTGCATAGTATGTTTCCATTGTTTTTCTCCTAGTGGATTATTCTGTTAACCAGAACGTCTTTTTCGTAAATTTTACCTTCTGCTACCCAATCAGCTTTTCCGTAAGATAGTCCAGCAGGATGTGTGTGATTGCAATCTTTAAATCCAACAAAGTAATTGTATCCTCGTTTAATTGCCCACCTCATCCCTTTTTTTCTGTCACCAACATTACGATAAAGACGTAATCCACCTCTTTCATTTTCTTTTGAGATTTCAACCATTTTTTCTCTCTCCTCTCTTGTTTTTGTTTATTCCTACTTTTTGTAGATACAAGAGAATCAGTATAATCCTTTAAATCATACTGATTCTCACCTATCTACTATTTCAGAATAATTGAGTCCAATCCTCGGTTACTTCTAAAAACAGTCCAAGCATACTTGCCTTCTTTTTTCAGAAGAATAGCTTCTGAATTTCCATATGCAAAAGACAATCCTTTTGCATTGAAAACAACTCCTAAACCTTCTGCATTGTCCCACCATGCCAAATCTTCTTCTTTCATTCCGAGATGAAGAATTGGAATGTACTCCGCCACTTTTTTGGACAATGTTAAAACTTCTACTTTTAATTCAACCATTTCTCTCTCCTCTCTTGTTTAATTGTTTTCTACCAAACAACCAAGAAAGATGTCATTTTCCTCAAATAACACCTTTCACCATTGTTCAATAGTTATTTCTCACATTCCCCGCAACCGTGACAGAGAACACCGTTTTCCATCGTACAAAATTGACTTTCTTTTTCATCCTCCTCAAATAACACATATTCTTCCTGATTCATTGCTTTTGCCATTTTTACTAATTGTTCCAGTTCCCGAATTTGCAGAATGATTCTTCCATCTTCTCTTCTTGAAAAGAGTTCCACAAAATTTTCATCCACATCAAATTCTACCCCGTGATTAATTACGAAACTTCCCATTTTTTCTCTCTTCTCTCTTGTTTTAAGTTTAGATCAAAATCACTTCATCCTACTATCAGACTTGTATACAGAATGTCTGGATTATAGCTTTCCAGACATTCAATCTACAAATTTGATATTTCATACGTCCTTCTAATCCTCCGACTAATAAATGAAATTCCTGTAAAGAAAAGTTTTCCCCCAAAACTTAGCTATTTTCCTTGAAAGCTTTTTCCCCAGAAAATAGCTAAGTTTGCAGTATACATGAAGTTCGTTTCCATGATGTTGGCACCAACTTTTCATGATACACCTCCGCAATTAGCAGAGAGCAAACCTTTCAATCTGGAATATGTCGAAGAAAATTTCCAATTCTTCTTTAGTTCCAGAAACAAACATCCATTTTTTCTCGAACAACACTTTTACCTTAAATTTCATAATTTTCTCCTTCTCTCTTGTCAGTAGATTAACTCCAAAGCACACTAGCACAAGTGAAATGTTGTATCCAAAGAACACAACACTCCACATTTTGCTAATCTGCATCTATATCCAAAGATACTTCTACAACTTTACCACATTTAGTGCAGGTGTACCTCGCCACCTGCGAAAGATTACTTTCTTTACTTTCTTTCATCCACAAATTACACTCTACACATTGCACATTAAAATAAAGTACCATGTTTTTCTCCTTCTCTCTTGAAATTAAATTAACTCCAAAAATACCCCAATTTGCTGTATGTTCCAATTTATCTCAGAAACACCCAGAAATTCTGTATGCAGCACTAATCTCCAAAATAGCTGACAATTCTGTATATAGCTAATCGTTTCAGTGATTTGTCCATAGTTCTGCAATGCAGATTCTTCCCCAAAAAGTGCAAAAAGAGTCTACCATTGCTCTACAATGTCAATGACAAGCTAAATCACTGATATTATTAGCTTTTGTTCTCTTTTCTCAAAATACATTACATGCATCATAATGCAGTCAGTCAGAACACGAATGCTCTAGCTGACTGCACTAGCTGCTAATAATGCATAACTTTGTTGCTGTCAGTTTTCGCAAGTCTTGAGAACTTATGTCGTCTGAATCCGTATTTTTCAGATGGGTTTTTCGAGTCTGAAAGATACGTTGCAATCGTGATTCGTGCTAAATCAGAAAACATTACGCATGCACTAGCAAGTATCTCTTTGTGTGTATAGCGTGCTTGTTCGATCAGTGATTCAATATAACTAACGCACGCATGTTTTTCTGACTTTGCTCTTTTGTTGCTCTTCACTACACTCTTCACAACTTCACGTGCAATCTCGTACTTGTTCGCATAGTGTGTTGCACGCCTCTCTTCAAGTAAATCAGTTGCACTTTTCAAAGCCTTCATTGCAATGAAGGCTTTTTTGTCTTCAAATATTGCAAGTGCATCACTGTCAATTGCATTGACAGTAGAAACGACATTGTTTTTCTTTCTCAGAACTACAGTTCTCGTTTTCATGATTTTTCTCTCTTTCTTTTGACGTTAGAAGTTAAAAGCACTTATCTCTTCAGTTTAGCAATCACTTTCTCGCATTCATGACAATAAAAGCTAGAAAAGTCTTTTAAATCAGAATTACATGCAACACAACTATCTTGTGCATAAGTGAACTTGTCAAAAAAATCTTTCTCAAGTTCTACTTTGCTACGATTTTCAAGTCTATCTATGCTATTTCTAAGATTAGACTTGAAAGTATCAGATACTCGAATAATCAAATTCTTCACTCTCTTTCTAGTCTTAAAAGACTGATAGAAGTCATTGCAATCTATCTCTTATCAACATGCAGAGTATGTAAGATTAAAGAATTGACTTGAACTTATTAATAAGTGATTCAAGTTCTTTTAGTTCTTTGTTTTCTTTGTATTCATTAAAATTCTTACATACAGCAATTTCATTTTCAAAATTGCTGATAAGTAGTCTACTAGAATTCTTTGCATTAAGAAAATCTCTTGTAGCATTTAATATTCTGTCTTTTAACATGATATTTGCTCTACTTTCTTACTCTGCATATTGAAAAGAGATAGTAGCAATTGCTACTATCTCTTTTTGTTACGAGTCAAGAGAAAAGAGAAAAGAGAAAATCTGATTAGCAAAAAGCATAAAGTATAAATGCTCTTGTTATGTATTTTAATCAGTCTTTTATGCTTTAGATTCGATTTATTATCTTATCTATGCGAATAGCAGAGTAAAGACGTTTAATCATTATCTATAGTTCTTACCCTATAGTCTGTAATAATGACATATCTGCATAGCAGCAATAAAAGACTAAGCACTAGCTTTCTATTCGCTTTGTGCAATCTATGCTTTAACTCGCATAGCAATAGCACAAGAACAAGCTATTTGCTTTTTGTTAATCAGATTAAATTGTCAATTTCGCAATGCTTAGATTCAGCATGCTACTTCGAAAGTGATAAGCTAAATTCTCTTGTCTTTCGCATAACTACAACAGTCTTTGAATCTGATTTACGCAACGTGTTTAGTCTACTCACACGTTTTACATAGTTGCGCTTGTGCTTTCTCTTCACTAGTCAGCACACGAAAAACGCAATGCGTTCACTGTTGCTCTTCACTGCTACTCAACTTGTCTGTAGTCACTCTACAGTCAAACGAGAAAGAATTTAGCAGTTATTCGCTTTCTCTGAAAGTTGAGACTTCGTTCAAAGTCTCTTCACTCTATTTCTCATGAGCTTTTACTTTCAGAGTCTCTGACTATATGTCAGCACGAACAAAAGAGAATGCAAATTTTATGCTATACCCGCTTTTAGAAACAAAAAAGAAGATAAAGCATTATTTTTACTCGTAAAAATAAGTTCATTTTTACTAGTTCAGAATAGAAGAATTATTCGTCATTGCACATAAACATGTGCAATTTTTTACTCGAAAACATACTTAACTTATTGAGATAACTAAAGAATCAAGAAATTGCACATAAAACAGTGCATTGCACATAAAACTGTGCAAAAGAGAATCATTCTTAAGAAAGCACTCAAAAGCTTATGCAGAAACGATGCAGCATAATGAAAAGCATTGTACTGCATAGTTCATAATTCGTGTTCTAGCGTGCGTTAAAACGTCTTGTAGCACTTACTCTATAGATTCAGTATAGATTAAAGCAAAACAAGTAAAATCAATAAAGTAAGAAAAAACAGATAAATCAAAGTACTTTGCAAAATTCTTATTCTACTTACTTTTTGTACTGTACTGAAAAGAGAACTAAATCAGTCTAATCAGAATAGTAAGAAAAAGTAGTTTTATACAGTAAGTAGCAAATTGTTAACAATATCTTTAACAATATTGAAAACAGTAAAAAGTAGACTACTTTCATAAACAACATTGTTAACAATCTCTTCACTCAAAAGCTTATATGCAAAAAGTTGAATATTGATTCTAACATCGTTTTTAAGCATTTTGAGCAGAGCAAAATTGAGAGTGTACTCTACTTCGTTTGCATAGCCGATCGTTGATTGAAGAATGATTATTGTCATAATTATTACTATATATCGTTAAACTATATCAGGAAAGTGATGTTATTTAGTTAAAAACAGAAAAGAACTTATCACATTTTGTCAAGTGTTGTATCAAGATAGAAACACTATATCATGTGATGTAGACTGTAACCGAGTGACAATTTTTGTCACTTTTAACAACATTGTTAACAATTGTGATAATGATAGAGTAAATAATATTGAAAACAAAGCGAATTGTAAGAGTGAATAAAGCGAGTAGTGAAGACAAAGACAAGTTGCTGTAATCGACTACAACAAGCGAAGTAAGACAAGCGACTACAGCGAGCAAAGCGAGCGAAGCGTTGCACTGTAAGCGAGCAAAGCGAGCGATATCATGCTTTGCGCTTATATAGTTAGTGTATATGCACTTATTGTAATCAGAAAACATAAGCATAGCTAACTATGCGATATCATTACAAGTTTACATAACATACAATATCAGACGCTATATCAGCTAAACTATTGAAATGATTAGATAAAGAGATACCCCCTCGTTCTATCTCAAAAGAAATGGACAGACAGCAGCACGGGGGTACCGATCATAATTATTCCCAATAAAATAACTACATAAAATACTTTTCCTTACTACATATAAAACCAATTTTAATTACATAATTATTCCCGGCAAAATAACAATCAAACTAACTCCTCCCATTTATGCATATACTTTCTTCTAACTACTCCCAATAAAATGAACAATAATAAACTTTACTTACCAACAAGGGGAACAACTCTGCTTTATATTCTTACTACTCTTTTTCTTACTGAATCTTTTATTTTATCTACTACCAACCTACCCCCTCCCTTTTCTATTTACTATGTTTTCCTTCTTTTTATTTTGGGACTTTTTATTTTTGAAAATAGTATTTTTACTACAGTTAGAACTTCCATTTGATTTAAACTTAATCCCTGATACAGGGATGCTATGATTTATTTATCTTATCTTTGTTTAATCAGAGTAGTCTAAAAGTAGACTCTACAGTGATGTTTATTATGTCCTGATTTTTTACTGTTTTTATTTTTTAGTGCCAATAATTATATAAAAACTAAGGAACTTTACTGAATAAGTATTTGAATAGAAAAGATAAGAACCAAACTTATTTGGTTCTTATTAAAGCTTTATTGCAATTAATTCCTGTTAGTTCCAGTGATGATTTTAGTGTGTAAAAGTCTTAGTTAGAGTAGTCTAAAACATCATTTTGTGTTTTGGGATTGATTTATTTAGAAGGGAATTATAAGGTATATATATTGAATAAGAACCAAGATAATGATTGTTAAAAGAGGAAGGGAATTAATTGTTATCATTGCTGAATAGAAACCTTGTTATTGTTTTATCTGGAACTGTAAGGAACTAATCTTTTATTAAATCCCTACAAGCTCCAGATAAAACAGATACTAAAACTTGGTGATTCTTTTTATTGGTGAGATAGCTTTTAAAGATTGAAGGTAGTTTACGTATTTTAATATCCTAACTGTTTTCTCAAAAGTAAAGTATTGGTGATTTGATTCTATGACAATTACATTGAAATTACCATAACCATTTAATTGATCTTTCTCTGTAAGTCTTTGGTAACTTTGTTTCTCTTCTTTGGTTTTAATGTTTAATGACTTTAGGTACAGGTTATAAATATCATTGCTGGGACAAATAATGAAGGTGGTGAAAGTCATATGTACTCCTTAGTGTTATCATTTGGGTAGCACACTTCCTGTACAGGTGTTCTTACTAACTTGAGTATGGTTCTGTCTTTTATCGGATAGATAACTATTTTCATGTCCCATAATTGGTCTGGGTAGAATCTATGGGTTTCATGTTCCAGGTTGATAGAAAGAAGGTACATTCTTATGTGGTGATAAGTGGTTTGATCCATAAGAATGTATTTAGGTTTATGGTTGTATTTCTTTTCAAGTCTTTTAGCTTCATGTTTTATAGCTCTGAGAAACCATTGACCTTCGTAATCAATCTTTGGTGGGGGATGTGTTCCGTAAGAAAGAATGTTTCTAGTAGGCATATCTTTACTCTCTTTCTGTGTTGTGAGTTAAAGGCTTATAGTTTCCTGCTATGGATTCTTCTTTTCTGATACAATCTACATGTGCAAAGTAATCTCTTGATCCTGATTCACCTGTAACGTATGTTCTTTGGTTGTCAAAGGTTATTCTTTTATTACATATTCCACAGACATTAGGTAGATATGAAGAAAATTTTCTTTTTCTCATTCTACATCCTTTGTAAAGTTAACCATTCTTTGTTTTCCCAATGGAGTTCAAAACTACTTACTTTACCAATAAACCAATTCAACATGGTTATGTGTTCCTCTATTATAGAAAGTCTTGTGTTGTAAAAATCAAAGTACCTTTCTATGTCTGCATTGGCTCTTTCTTTTTCGTATATCTTTTTTACTACCTCAAGTTCTTCTATCTTCTTCAGTACTTCTTCTTCAGTTACCATTGTTTCTCCTTTTAATTGGAATAAGTGCAAGCATCTCTTGGAGCTTTCTTTTCTTTGCAGACATTCTGGGATGTTTTCTATAACCAAAAGAAGAAGGAAGTGATCTTATATAATCTCCCTTACTCATCCATCTAGCATTTTCAGGATCAAAGTTTTTGTTTTCATCAATTCTGCCAAGTACTGCACCATCAGGCATTGGTCCTAGATCAATAAGGAATTGTTCAAATGAATTCATCCATTCTTCGCAAATAGTGATTCCTCTTCCTCCATAAAGATCGTATCTGACATAATTTGGATTACAACACTTGTTCTTCATCCCTGAATATGTTCTGTACTCGATTGATTCTATGCCACCTCTTGTGTGCCCATGCTTTATTAACTTACTTTCCTTTTTCAATGTATCCCCCATGTAATAAGTTAATTGCATTGTTATTACATGTATAGCACATTTTTCTTACTTTTTATTCACTTTTTTGTATTGACATTTGGATTTTTTAATTCAATGCTGAAAAATGTCAGGATCTGTCATAGATAAAATTTAAGTATGGAGAAAGAAATGATTAGCAAAAACAGAAGAAGTAAATTACCAGATCGCTTTGAAAGAAAATTTGGGGAACTTGGATTTCATGGGGGAATCTTTGCAGGAAAAACTTTAGTATCATGGGATATTGTGGGAGTTTGTGCTGTAGAAGAATGTCCTGTCTACGAAAGATGTCCAGCAGAAAACAAAACCAATGAACATAAATGTACTGTCCAGATGCAATATGTTAAGACTGCATCCAATACATTGTTGAAAGCATATGCGGAAGAATGGGATCAATTTCAACTATATGGTTTTGGTATGCATCTTACACCTTTGTTTGTTCAATTGTGTAAGTTCAAACTTGTTGAAGCAGGTCTTGGATTAGAAGATATTATATGTGTAGGAAAAAGCAAGTACGTTCATCCAATATTTAAAGAGATCAGAGAAACAATGAAAGCAATTTACTACACTGCTGAGAAACTAGCCATAGATCCAAAATCAGTAGCAGGATTGACAGATTTGATGAAGAAAAAAGAGAAGGAATTGCTTGATCTAGGAAGCAGTGGAAGCAATGATGATAATGATTATGTATCAGAATTAATGAAAGAAACTGAGCCTGTAGGAGATCCTTTTAGTATGAACTTCAAAACTTCTTTGAATAACGGGAAGTAATTATGATACCCATCGTGAGAAGAAGAAATATCAAGAAACCAGAACTTACAAAACTTCAGAAGTATAGAGATGGAGCAGAAGGTTTTATATATTGGTGTGAAGAAAATGTTTGTATCAAAATATACCCTGAAGGCTCTGATATTGCGAGATGGGTACCAGTTCATTCCCTGCCTGATACACCAAATCCTAAGACAGGTAGAAGTTATAAGCAAATGTGGGATGAACAAAAGAAGCTTGTCCGAGAAGCTTTGAAGATGGAGAATGGGAGGTTTGTTTACAGACTTCTCATTTTTTGTTGGATGCGAGGTGAAGGTAAATCGTTCCTTGCTTGTCTTATACAGTTATGGAAGTTCTTTTGTTGGCCTAAACAAGATATAGTTCTTGGTGCAAATAGCAAAGATCAGATTAAGTTTGTCCACTTTGATGTTATGTCTGATATAGTGAAGAACTCACCAAGACTATTGGGCATTGTTGGTTGGAAGAATGTGCAACAAAAATCCATAACTTTGAGAGATAAAAGAGGGGGAATAGTTAGTACAATAAGAGCATTGTCTAGTTTTTCAGGGATTGTTTCAAATATTACGGGTTACACATTCTCTGAAATGTTCTCCATGAAGAATCCAAAGTTTTTTGTGGAGCTTGACGGTTCTATTCGTACTATTGCAAATGCTCTTGGTGTAATAGATTCTACCGTTTCACCAAAGCAACATCCTCTTTATGCTATGTGGAGAGACAAAGTAGAGAAAAAACCTGGTACAGAGAACATATTTTATTCGTATAGGTACTCAGAAGAAGGGAATCAAAACGATTGGTGGCATCCAAACATGACGCAAGAGGAACTTGACGGCTACAAAGTCAAGTTTCCTTTTGGTGAGTTTGAAAAGTTCTTTAAGAACTTGTGGTCAGCAGGAAAAGTTCGTGTTTTTTCGGACGAAATGATAGAGGCAATGTCTATTTACTCTGTTGATGGACATCTTGGCAGTCAAGATAAGGTAATTGAGTTGCTTGAAGAAAAAAATAGGATGTTGCAGCAGATAAGTGACCTTGAAGTTAAAGATATTGATGCAAGAGCAAGCAATGAGGCATTGTTACATGACATAGAGAAGAGATTTGGCAGGATTTCTAAGTACTATCAACTAAATAATGGGTATGAAAATCAAGCAGCAACCATAGAAGACTTGAAAAAGTTAGGTGATTTGTTTGATACAAATTGGGTTATTTTGGTAGGGGTTGATCGTGCAGATCCAATGAAAACCAGATCCTCTGCTAGAACTATTGTTACTTGTTTGGCAAAAGGATTACCTGGGAGCAGATCAAATCCCTTCATGTTTTACGGAGAAGGTGTAGTTCCTAACTATATGTATATACGTTTACATTTAGAAGATGTAACAAACCACTCTTTGGAAGGCATAAAGGAACTATTGAATCAATATCATCTTGAATATGATGGGATTGATGCAATAGGTGGAGAGCGTTGGGGATTATGGGACTTAGAACCTTGGGCAACAGAAAGAGAAATATCGTTTGATCTTATATTCCCTACTTATGATAGACAGAGATCAGCATTCGGTGAATTTTATTCCTCTGTATCAAAAGGTTTGTTTAAATCAGCACCTACAGGTGTATTGGGGTCAAAGAGTGGTGATATACAGATAGAAGAAATGGAAATATTTGATCACGATATAGAAAAAAGATGGTTTGGTTCCCCTGAAAAAGAAGAGAAAGGCGGAATACAAGATGATTCAATGTTTGCTACGGGTTGGGCGATGTTTTCAGGTAGGAATTTAGGAATAGAGAATTTCAGAGAAAGAGGTACTACTTCTTTTATATTTGGTATATACGTACAAGAAAAGCAGGTTTATGGTAATTATTGAAAAACCTTATTGCTTCTGAAGGTTTTTCCTTGACATTTTGATGTAAAACACCTACTGATTCAGATTGAAATCCAATTTGTCTATTTTGTCAACAGGAGTTCACATTGCCAGATGAAGAGCTACTTAAGCAGCTAGAGGCAATACCAGATGAGCTAATGTTTAAAATAGCTACTATGGCGCCTTGGCAGTTTTCAAAAACAACTAATACTTATGCAGAACCGGAAGATATTCTTACTTCCTCTAAGAATCTTGACGGCCTGGATAGAGAAGAGTTGCAAAAAGCTTGTTGGCAAAAGTTCCATGATAATCCACAAGTAAATACTTCTATAAGGGGACAAGTTGGCAGAATTGCTGGTTTAGGATTTGAGGTAACTTCAGAGTTAAAAGAAATACAAGATGTAATTGATGAAGAATGGTACGATTACAGAAATCGTTTGTATGACTCTTGGCCTAAGTACATAGGCAGGAGTTACATAGAAGGGGAGTTGTTTAACTGTTTCACTGTACATGAAGATGGATTTGTAGAAGTAGACTTTATTGATCCGAGTACAGTAACAGGTGGTGATGAAGACGGAGTTATTTATCACCCTCTGAAATCTTCGATGCCTCTTGTTTATACAGTGAAGATGGAGAATACAAACGATTCAGTTCAAATACCTTCTATTTATGTGGCATATGATCCAAAATTAATAAATTATGCATCCAAAAGTCCTAATTTCAATTGGGATCAGTTGAAGTTTTCCAAATCCCCAAAGTCTGCTTTCAGTAAACTTGGTGGCAACTTCAGGTTCATAACTCATTGGGATAAATCATTACTTGCCAAAAGAAACACTTCCCATTTGAGAACAGTTCTTAGATGGCTCAATATATATGAACAACTGAAATTTTATGAAGTTGACCACAAGAAGTCAGCAGGGGCTTTTTTATGGGTTGCACAGTTTGAAGATTGGAAGTCTTATAGGTTGTTTCTTGCCATGACTGATGCGGAGAAACAAAATACAGGATTGGGTGGTAAATATACACCTGGTAGTAGATTGTTTCTTCCACCTGGCATAAAACTTGAAGCAATAAATCCTAAACTTCCAAACATAACTGAGTCTGATACTGATATCCTTCATATGATTACGAGTGGACTTAACGAACCTGAAGATGTGTCAACCGGACAATCTAAAGGCACATTTGCTAGTGTTAAAGCTAGTCGTGGTCCTATGAGCGATAGAACCGCAGATGAAATAGCGTATCACGATAGATTCGCCAGATATGATTTCTGGAAGCCTATTTTCTTTCTTAGATCAGCAATGGCTGATTTTCCTAAAACTTTCTCAATTGAAGAAGTGATTGGCTTCAACGGAAAGAAACCTAAGAAAGAGAAAGTACAAAAGAAACCAGAAGACCTTATAGAGATTTCATACCCAACGTCTGAAACTGCTGATGCTGAAGCTAAAGCTAGAGCATGGCTTGGCGTAAAACACGGCAGTACAAATGAGACTCTTGGTATTAGTAATAGAACTATTGCTAAGAAAATGGGTATCCAGAATTACTATAAGGAAAGACTTGTCTGCGAAACTGAAAAGATTCATTATCCTGAATTACTGACTACCATAGAACAAGAGTCGATGCAGGAAAAGAAATTGGAGAAGCCAGCAAATCCAAATGCACCTACTCCAATAAAACGTAAGCAACCAGCAAAGCCTGCTAAACCTGTAAAGACTGAGGTAGAAGACGATGCCTACACCGAATAAGGGCGAAAAGAAACAGGATTATATCAACAGATGTACCTCTGATTTGATCAACAAAGAGGGATACAAACCTGATCAAGCTAGAGCTATCTGTGAATCTAAGTGGGAACAGAACAAGAAAGAGAAAAGTACAGGGAGTATTATTCTCGACACCTTTCAAAATACCCCTTGTGCTATTGTACCTGAGAAACTTGAAGAAATAAATGCACTATTGGTGGAAAGATACACTACTACCAAACTAGCTGATATAGAAGCATATAGGGAAGGTAGAAGTGGGTATAGAGCAAATGACCATTACACACTTGATAATGGAATTGCTACTATTCCTATTTATGGTGTAATGAGCAAAAGAATGAATATGTTTTCAGAGTTTAGTGGGGGCACTTCCACACAACTACTTAGAACACATATTCAAGCGGCAATAGAAGATCCTGATGTTAAAGGCATATTCCTTGATGTTGATTCACCCGGTGGTGCTGTAGAGGGAACAAAAGAGCTTGCAGATTATGTAAAAGAAGCAAGAGATATTAAACCTATTGTTGCTTTTACAGATGGACTTATCGCCTCTGCTGCTTATTGGGTTAGTTCTGCTGCATCTGAGATAGTAGGAACCGATCTGTCACAAGCAGGTTCAATTGGTGTTGCTGCTGTACACAATGATTATAGTAGACGAAATGAAGAAATGGGAGTTAAAAAGACTCACATTTATTCAGGTAAGTACAAAAGACTCGCCAATTCCGATGAACCACTTAGTGAAGAAGGAAAGTCGTATATTCAAGACATGTTGGATACTTACTACAAGATATTTGTTGATGATGTGGCTAGTAATAGAGGGGCATCGTCTGAGGATACAATGAAGATGGCAGAAGGAAAAATATTCATTGGTGCTCAGGCTAGGGATATAGGGCTAATTGATCATATAGGTACAAGAGAAGTAGCAATGGAAAGGTTGAGGAGTAGAATTGATTCAACAAGGAAGGCAGATAATAATTCTGCAAGTGCAAGCTTCACTGTGGAAGTAATTAATCTCACAAGTTCTCAGCTAAGTGTTTCAGAAACACATACCGAAAAAGAAGGAGGTAATAAAACTATGGATTTGAAAGAGTTGAAAGCAAATCATCCTGAACTTGTCCAGCAGATACTGGAAGAAGCTAAATCTTCTTCCGATCAACAGTTCAACTCTCTGAAGGACCGCTTGGATGCTATTGAGGATGATAATAAGATGCTCAAAGCAGAAAATTCCAAGCTGAAGGAGAAAGATATCCTTCGTTCTGAAAGAGAGCTTACTGCTACTGTTGACTCTATCTGGACTAAGAAACTCACAAAGAGCAACATTCCTTCAAGGCGACATGATGATCTGAAAGCCATTGTAAAGGCAGATGATTATATTAAGGAATGTGTTCTTGATGTAGCAGGCTTCTCAGCAGCAATTGACGAAAAGATCAAGGATTGGGAAGGTAGTTTTACAACTACTCAGTCTTCGGTTCTTGGGTTCGGTACTGCTTCCAAAGAAGTAGATGGTGAAGATATTGATCTTAATGATCAAGATCGTGATCTTACCGCTGAGGAAGATGTTATTGTCAAAAGAAACTTGAAACTGGCGAAATAATAAAATAGAAAGAGAGGTGGTAGATTATGGCAGGATCGTTGGTTACCCATCAGGGAGATACTCCTTATATTTACACCCAGGATGGACAAGACTATAAGCGATTGTACAGGAGTAAGCGCGAATTGGCACTTACTCTTGATCTTCAGCTTGTACCTGGGTTTGGTGTAATTCCTCAAGGCACAGTCATTGGTAAGATTCAGGCGGGTGATAGAGCAGGTTATTGGGCTCCTTACAATCCTAATCCTAATCTTGCCTCTGATGTTGCTATTTCATGGCATGGTGCAAGAGCTTATCTTGTAGCTGATTCTGGCACGGGTCAGACTCTTTACACCACTATAGATGATTCCTATAAGTTTGCAGTTGATGATGTTATAGTACTTGATTCTGCTGGTGGCACTCCTTACCAGTTGACTATCAGTGCTATTGATGTAACAACTGATAAGTCCCGTGCGGCAATAACAGTAACAGGTACTATTTCTGTTAGTCATACCGCCGCTAATAAAGCACACATTTGTATTGATACTGAGAATGCAAATACCTACAGTAAGGCGGCAGGCATTCTTGAATTTGCTGTTGATACTGGTGTTGGGGCAAATGCAAAGGGTGGACATGGTGTAAGAATTGTAACCAATGCAATTCTTCATTATGGTATGCTTGAAAACATCGACAGTGCCGCTGTTACCGATCTTGGTAATGGTGCTGAACAAGATGGTCAATACTTGATCCTTAAATAATTGAGGGAGGAGGTGAAATAATATGCCTAAAGGCGCTTCTGATATTGCTGATCTCAGGCTAGTGGTGTTGAAGAAGACTATTGAAAGTTATATGACACCACCGAATCTTCATTTTATGACTGCTTTTCCTTCAGAGAATAATGAATCTGATAGCATTGAATGGGAAAGCATTGTGGGCACCAGGGGACTTACTCCGTTTGCTGCTCCCGGTTCACCTGCGAAAGAAACAAGTCTTACTGGTCACGGGGCCGGTAGAGCGATGGCCGCTTATTGGAAGGAAAAACTCTTCTTTGATGAAGTTTTTCTTAACAATCTCCGTCAGGTAGGTAGTCGTCAGACTTATATGCCTGCTGCTCGTAAGGTTGCACAGGAAACCAAAAACCTCAGGAATCGTTGTGACCGCAGAAAAGAATGGATGTTCTGCAAGATGATGACTGAAGGTTCTTTTGAGTATCTGGGTCGTGGTGAAGTAAAGGTATCTGTTGATTACAGTGTTCCTTCTGCTCACCTCGTAACCCTTGCCGCTGACAGAAAGTGGGATTCTGGTACCAATAGAGATATCGTGGATGACATTGCAGATGCAAGATTGTATCTTCAGAATAAAGCCGCTGCACAGGTTACTCACGCTATTTTTACTTCTGAGGTTTTGAAGCTTCTCCAGCAGGACAAGGGGATTCTTCAGATCATGGCCAACTCTGGTTTTGCTGGTCAACCTGGTCTTAATGCGTATCTCACCAATCCTATTCCTGCACTTCAGAATCTTTTTCAGATTCCGAATATGCTGGTCTATGATGAAATGTACGAAATTAGGACTTACCTGACTGCTGCTGTTACTCTCAACTCAACTGTTACTATTTATGTTGAGGATGCAACTGATTTTGAAGTGGGTGCAGAGCTTACTTTCCATGATGTAAGTGCAGGAACTTCTGAAGATTCAACAATCTCCGCTGTTTCTGCTGAAAATGGCACTGTTACTGTTGATACTGCACCTGTAGCAAGCTATGTAAAGGGTGAAGATTACGTTTCAATGACCAAAAAGTTTATCTCCGAAAGCAAGTTTGCAATGTATTGCAATACTGTTGAAGGGGATCAAATTGCTGGTTATTACAATGCACCTTTTGGTCTTGCTCGGTCGTACGGAATGAAGGTAAAGTCTTGGGACGTTGAAGATCCTGAAGGTCGTTATGTGATGGTAGAGAATAAGGGTTTGCCTGTTCTTTACAGACCTAAGGGTGTTTACGTTCTTACTGTAAAATAAAAGGGGGATTAAATGCCTAATCAAAGAAGACCGTATTTTCCATTACCGGTCAACTTCCCCCAGCAAGTTGCAAATGAGGTGTTCCCTCCTTTTGTTGGGAATGTTTCAGGAGAGATTGCAATAAATAAACTCGGTATCCCTCTTGGAATAGCTCGTTTCGCTGGACGAATTGTGGATATTAATATTGCTGCATTGCAGTCCGGTAGACGGGACACCACTGTTTTTATCAGCGGGGAAGTTGATGTAAAGATCAACGGAACCACTTGTCTTACTACGAAACCCAGAATCTACGGTAAGTCAGGTGCTGCTTCTGAGCATAAAACCACTTTCACAAGTGCTGCTGATACAGGGGTAAGGGCAGCAGTCATTAACCAATCAGCTAATACTTTTGCTGAAGGTGATATACTTACTTGGGACCTTATCTACTATGGTGAAACTTCCCCTGCTACAAAGATGCAGAATGTTTGTGTCATTGTAGAAGTTGAACCTACCACTTAACAAGAAAGGTAATCGACAATGGAAAAAGAAATTGTCGAAGCAAGGTTGTTAGTTTCGATAAAAGCTGGTCCCCAGGGTAAACTTTTTACTCCTATGGTGTACTATGCTCCAAACATACCAAGAGAAGTTTTGGAAGAACATTCACTAAATCGGGGTACAGTACTTGTGAGATTCAAGCAAGCTGTACCCCAACCATCTGTTCCTGTGGTTGCGGAAGTAAAACAAGAGTCTGTTGCAGTTGTAGAAGAAAAATCAAAGGAAGTGATCATTCCAGAGGTTGAAAAAGCAGTAGAGATTCCGAAAGTGAGTTCGAAATCTTCACCGATAAAAAGGCGTAAATAATGACTAGCGGGGAGCTAATAACTAGAATCCAGCAAGAATTGAAAAGTCTTTCCACGAGATTTGTGGATGCGGACTTTACTAATGCGGTATCAACCGCTTCAATGGAAACTGGTTGGCCTTTCCCTGTTACAACTGATTATAAAATAAAGTGGATTAAGGATAGAACTATTCGCCATCTTTATTTTATGCTCAGGACTGAGAGTGCCCATAAATTCAAAGTCGATGGAATTAATCTTCAGCACAGATTTGATCATTACAACAAACTGATTGATCAAATGGATGAATCTTGGGAGAAAGAAAGCAGTGGCATGATGCCAGATGATGTCGCTGCTGGTGGAACTCTTGGTGTTAAGATGGATGCAGGTTTTGTTTATGAGAAGAATACAGGTAGAGATTTAACTTACAGTGAAGATTATGCTAATGCAACAATAATCACACCTTCATCTGAGGATTAAAAAGTTGTCAATCGGACCTGATATCAAAGAAGTATTAGTGGAAATCGGGTCACCGTTTACCATATTACGGGCAACTACAATTTCGGGTGAATATCTAAGACATAAGCCAAATAAACAAGTCACAAAACCATTCATTCTTGAATTTTTCCTTGAAACGGAATTGTCTTACGATACACAAGTAGTACCAGGGGATGTTGTATCTGTTCCTTCTTTAAATTCCAAATATCTTGTTATGCATAAGCAAGGACTGGACCTAGAGGGACAAATATACAAATATGATTCTATTTTGTATAAGGCAAATGTTTCAGGGGAAATTTTAAGAGAAGTTCTTTCCACAGATGATGATACGGAGTTCACACAAACATACCATAGAGAGACAGTATGGAATTCAGTAAAGACACCTGCTTACGGATTACTAACTGAATCGTTCTTTGGTAATGAGTTGGATCAACAAGATTTTGCACAATTGAATATTGCAAAAAACGAGTTGTATCTTCCTTCTAATTATGGCATTCGGATCATGGATAGATACTCCCCTGCAAGTGGTGAGTATTTCAAAGTAACTGCTGTAAAGAAAAGGGTTTACAGTAATATTGATGTTGTAAATGTAGAGGAAGATACTAGACAATAAAATCACCCCTTTTGGTGAAGAAAATTTGGAGGTTATGTCCGGTGAAGAAGCGTATCTTACTGGTTGGAGATCATCCTTACGCATTCACAGGAAATGGGAATATGATGCGTTCCCTATTAAGTACCATTGATTATACTAAATTCGAAATAACCTGCTTCGGTGTTACTGTACCTACTAAATCTCAATTTGTTATTGCTTCTACTCCAATAAATCTTCCTTATTTATTAATTCCTTTTACACCACATAATGATGAAGTTTATGGTGGTTCTCAAATAGTGGAATTGATAAAGAAGTTTAAGTATGATGCGATGGTAATTGTGGGTTTAGATATTTGGAGATACGGTTATATTTTTAGACAACTGGATGATTTAAGATCGGCGTTTAAGATAAAATTGTCTGGAATATTTCCTTACGATTTACTCAAGTTAAGAACTGATTGGTGTGAGTGGTTCAATTTCTTTGATGTTCCTTGTGTGTACAGTGAATATGGGTATAATACTCTGAAAGATGTCGTAAAAAATCTTCATTACTTTAGACCTCCACTTGCCGATTCTGATCTATATAAAAAGTACTCACCTGAAGTAAGGAACGCCGCAAGAAAAAAGATTTTAGGTGGTGAAGAAAATGATGATATTTTTATATTTGGGTTTATAGGCAAGAACCAAGTAAGAAAAGATTTGCCTAGGTTTCTTAAGGTATTTGGTGAGATAGTAAATCCAAATAATAATAATACATACATCTATTTACACACCAATTTTAATGGTGTGTTTAACATACATTCTTTAGTACAAGATTATGATATCAGAACGGGGTCAATATCTGTTAATAAGCAAGATTTTACATTACCCGAGTCTGAAATGGCTGAGATATATAATGGTATTGATTGTCTTGTTAATTGTTCACTTCAAGAAGGTTTGAGTTGGACAATTCTTAATGCAATGCTTTGTGGTACGCCTGTTATTGCATCAAAAAACACTGCCCATATAGAATTGTTTGAGAATGATAAGTACTTAGTGGAATGTGATGAATTAACATATTTACATTCCATGACTGCTTTTGGCCAATCTCATATAGAGACAAAAGCATGTAATATTAATTCTTTAGCTGATGCTATGTTGAATATGTCATACGAATCAAAAGAAATAAGAGAAGAGATTGGTAGAAGCAACATAAAGACTGCTCAAAACTGGTTGTGTGGTGTTTCAGATATAAATAATTTATTATCTGAATTAGCTCCTAACACAATTGAAACTGTAGCAAGTAAAGAAAATGCAATTCTTTTTGCACAGCATAGTTCTGCTGGTGATGTTCTTATGACAACACAATGCCTTAAGGGTATAAAAGAAAGACATCCTAATATTCCACTTCACTATATGACACAACCAGTATTCATGGATATTGTTGAAGGGAATAAATATATAGACAAGATTGTATCATGGGATAAAAATAAATTTGGTCAATATGATATTGTCTATAATCCTCATGGAGAAAAGATTCTACCCGGTGGTTGGAACAACCTTGATTTTACTTTGTACAGTATGTATCCATACTTCTGCAAAGTAGATCCTGATGAAATATCAATAACTATTTCCAAACCTGAATTTTTTGATGATGATACATTAGCAACAGCAAGACCTATGTGTATTGTGCATACTACAGGTGGGCAACCACAGTATAGAATGTACAAGCACTTGGATATCGCTTTAAAAGGATTGGCATTGTTTGTGATTCAGATCGGCAGTGAAAATGATTGGCCTGTTCGTTCTGCTGAGTTGGACTTGAGAGGGAAACTTACGTGGCGTGAAACTGCATGGGTGATGTCAATGGCAGATATTGCAGTATGTGTTGATTCATTTCCAATGCACTTAGCAGGTGCATTAGGTATAAACACTGTAGCAATATTTGGACCTGCTCCTGCTAGAGTTACACAACCAAGAATGCAACATGGAGCAAGATCAATAATACTTGAACCTGATAGACTTGATGTTTGTCCTATTACTTCAGGGTGTTGGGGACAGCAAGATAAAAATCCCTGTATGACACCTTGTATTAATACTATTCATCCAGTGAAAGTAAAAAAAGCAATTCAAAATCTCTTAGGAGAATAACAAATGATTGTTTTGCTTAAATCTTTGAATGAAGAGAAGTATGTTAAAAGGTGCATCGGTAATTTTCATGATGAAAAATGGGTAGAAAGAATAATTGTTATTGATGGTTGCAGCAATGATTACACTGTTGAAGAATTGAAGCAGTTTTCTAAAGTAGAAGTGTATCAGCATCCTTGGATTGATAGTTATTTTGATATGGAAACTTGTCAGTCTAACATTGCGCTATCTTATGTGCCTCACGGCAGGAAAGCTATGATCCTTGATTTTGATGAAAGAATGTCAGAAGAGTTGAAGCAAGTTTTAGCTGATATTGATTCAGGGTCAAGAAAATTTGAAACAGATATAGCTCACTTTTCAAGACGAACAATAGAACCACTTCGTTATGAAGAGTCTCCTTTTGCTATGATTGGTGCAGATGGTTGGCCTATAGAATCTCACCAAATAGGCCAATATCCTGATTTTCAGTGCAGGTTGATAAGGAGAAATAAAGAACTAAGATGGATTAACTCTCCACATCATGTGCTTATTGGTCAAAAGTCAAATGAGAATATAGTTGCAGATATTATCCATTATGAAAAAGATGATCTTCGGGATAGAGAAAGAATCGAAAAGAAGTGGTTAAGGTGCAAAGTTCGAAGAAAAGAACTGGATCTTACCGCTGATATATTCGAAACAACGATAAAGCCAGAATTGCACAAGTATGCTGATAGTAATTATTGGGGTACTTGATTAGGAGTAATTTAACATGTCGGAGTCAAAAGACTTTCCAGATTTTAAAGATGTTTGTGAGTTCCATGGTCCACAAACAGCCATTATAACAAATGTAGCTGAAAGAACGGCTACTATAAGTGCGGATGTTAAATGGTTGTTAAGATTGGGCTATGCTGCCTTGGCGGGTGCAGCAGTTATTTTAGTTGGAATATTTGGTGCTGTTTACCCTTATTTTTCGAATCTTACAGAAAAGGTGTTTACAATAAAAGAACAAGGAAGTGTACATGCTAGGCACCTTGACTCATTAGAATTCTCTGATAGGAAATCAGAGGAGGAAAGGAAAGAGCTTAGAGCAGCTATACTTGAACTCCAAAGAGGAGAAAAAAGAGAACTAACAAACTCTGTAAATCAGTTGATTGTGGAAATGCAAAGGCAAATTAAGAGAAATAACCCTTAAAGGAGAATGCCATGAAAAAGATTATTTGTTGTGTTGCAGTATTGTTTATGTTGAGTGGTTGTGCAAGTTTTGGTAAGTGGTCACCTGAAGTACAGACAAAACTTGATGCGTTTGGTACATGGGCTGATCTGTGGGTTGGTGGGGCATTGAATAACGCACCTTTGATTATTGCAGCAGTTTCTATGTACACTGGACAGACCATTGAAATAGTAGCAGCACAAGCAGCAGTAAAAGCAGCCCAGAGTGCTTTGGGTAGCTATCATGCAATTGTTGCCACAGGCTCTGGTGATTCTGCAACAGCAGAAGCAACACTTATTAAGGCATTGGCAAAGATCAACGAAACAGTGGGAAAGATCAAAGATATTGCAGCCACTCTTAATGTCCCTTTGCCCGCCCCGGTAAAATAGTTTTTAGTGCCGGGGACAGGACTGATGAGACTTCACCTTTTTTCATTGAGGGTGAAGTTCTAGATTATGATAATTTGTTATTCTGGTGGACTTGGAGATGGTAGTAAAATATTTGTTATAGGCATACTGATGCAAAATGATAAATGTGATAAGGATGATGTGTCATGCCGGGTGTACTTCGAGTCTCTTATTGATGGTGTAAAAGAACTACTCAATTCGAAAGTTGCTGACATTGAAAGTCAGACGACTAACGCCCGAGAGAGCATGGAAAAGAGATTAGATGCATTGAATGAGATAAGGGGAGCCATGACAGATCAAGCCAGAATGTTCCTGCCTAGAACAGAGTACAGGGCTTCACATGAAGCAATGGAGAAATCGTTAAGCGAAGTAAGAGATGATATGATGCAGGCTAGAGGTAAAGCTTCACAAGGGCAATTTCTAATAACTGCTATAATAAGTGTGGTGGCTTTATTGATAGCATTGCTTAGTGTCATAATAAATTGGGGGAAGTAATACTTTTTAAGAATAGGAGGTAATATGTTAAACTTCCTGAAAGCTTTTTATGTCTATAAGGTTGGTGAAAGTGCAGGACGAAAACCTTGGGAAGATAAGACCCTAATAGCTGCATTGGTTTCTTTTTTTGCAACTATTGCGGCAAAATACTGGGGATTAGATATAAGCGCAGAAGAACAAGCTGGGTTTGTTACTGTTGTTGTTCTTGTTTTTAGGTTAATTTCTCCCCATGTTGGTATGCGTCCCCAAACACCACAAGAAGTAGTTGCAGGTGTGCCTTCTGCACCTGTTGTAGATATTGAAGCTGGATCACCAGCTTCAATGATTGTTGAAGAAGTTAAAGAGGCTGAAGTGAAAAGTGAAGCAATAGATAGGAATAAGCTTGTTGATCATGGTGGGGATAAGTAAATGGATTATAATCTACTTGAACTTGTACGCAAAACACCTGGAGCAGTGTCGATGACTGAATTATTTGGTCTATTTGATACTGTGGTGAATAATTTGCAATGTCCCATGGGAGTTGCTGTTGATTTAGGCTCTAATGCTGGCAAGTCTTCTTTTGTCGGGTCTGCTGCACTTTCTGCTATATTTCGAACTGATACTTTCCATCTTGTTGATCCTGTTTATGATCTCACAAATGAAGAGGAATGGAAGAACACATTTCAGAAGACAGTTGACAATCTTCCATGGGGATATTGCAAAGAAAAGAACTTTAAGAAGGACTTACTTCGAAAGCTGAAGAAAGTATCCAAACTTGAACATGTTTTGTACGGTGTTACTTCTTTAACATACCTAAAAGAATCAAGAAATTATAGTTATGTGTTTATTGATTCGGATGACCATCAACTTGATCTATTGCATCAGGAAACAAGGATGCTATTAGAGAAAGTAATGGTCGGCGGTCTTATCTTTTTTCATGATTTCATGGGAAACTATGTTGCACCTGGAATGACGGCAGATTACATGGTAGGAACAGGTTTGTATGAGTATGTTGATATAGACTGGCAAAAAGCAATAAACTTTGTCAACAAGTATGATCTTGAAAAAGATAATAACACATGGCACTTTAAAGACATGGCTAACCCAAACTTCTTAGGTTGCATTAAGAGGGTAAAATGACAATATACGTTTGTAAATCGTGCGGCCGTGCTGTCAAGGCAGAAGAGAAACCAAATTTCTGCTATGCAGACAGAATGGATTCAATCGAAAACATCTCTGATATGGATGCAAAATATAAGATGCAATTGTTTCAAATGCCAATTTCAGCAATATGGGTTTCTGGCATTTGTTATGAGTTCCCTGATGATGTTAGATTTCATCCTTATACAGGAGAGCCTTTTTATCTTGTTCACACCTACACTCCTGAAGAAGGATTCTACTCTCTCAGTGAGTTGCAAGATAGTATAATGAAAAGAGTCAGGGGTGTGGCATGATTTATGATGTAAAAGATAAGTCAGATGGACACCCTGCTGTGCTTGATTATTTAAAAAATAATCAAGAAATTAATGTGGTTGATGTGGGTGGTGGAATGAATATTTGGGCATCACCTTATGTTACTCATTGTATTGACATAAATAAACCTGATTATGACGGTAGATTTTTGCGTGCTGATATATCAAAAGAAACAGAATGGGAGTACATTATTGCTATGGTGGAATCAAATGGAAAGTTTGATTTCTCTATATGTACACACGTTCTTGAAGACATAGCAAATCCTAGTCTTGTATTGGAAATGTTGCCTAAAATATCGGAGAAAGGTTTTATTGCGTTTCCAAGTAAACACGCGGAACTTTGTAGAGGAATAGAATGCGGAACTCCTGAAGATCAAGCAGATTGGGGAATAAGTGGGGGTAAGTATCGTGGCTATTTTCATCATAGATGGATTTTAACTATCTATGAAGGCAGACTTCGATTGTTTCCAAAACTTGGATTTGTGGAATACATTAATGACCTTGAATGGGCTACAAGAGAAAACAAAGATAATCATTTCCATGAACTTTCTTTTTGGTGGGAAGATGATATACCTTTTGAAATCTTCAATGATGATTTTATGGGCCCAAATGGTTGGGAATACATGAAACATTGGAGAACTGAAATAATTAAAGGACAGTAGATGATAATTGGAGAAAGGTTTATGATCAGCATTGTTATAAATACTGACACAAGACCTGGTTTTGATAAATCTATTTCTGTTCAAGGCAAGCAGTTTGATGGCACAAGAAATTTAGACTTTTTAGTTGAAAGTATTTGGAACAAATACAACTTTTTTAAGGACTATCCAAGTATTGAGTTGATACAATATATTGATGTTCATGAAGGTTTTAGTGATTGGAATAGGATAGTTGAGTCTTGTCCTAAGAATATGAAACTTGTTATTAGTCCACATAGTGAGCAATTTCGAGGTGAGTATTTTCCAAAATACAATGATCTTAACTATATTAATGCATTATCATTGGCAAAGGGAAAATATGTTGTTCATTTTGACGGGGATATGGCAATTTTTGGAAAAGATCCTAATAGCACTATCGCTTATTGGTTGCACTTTCTTGATAGTGGTAAGTACGATTATATTAGTTATCCTTCATATTGGACACCATCTCCTGATGAAGATAGTAAATGGGATTACAGATGGGCTAGTACACGTTTCTTTATATGTAAACAAGAGGCGTTCGACTTTCCAGAAATACTGAAATGTTTGATGAGTGATGATTATCTTTATGGAAAGTATGGGGAAAAGTACAGAAGATGCCCTTGGCTTGAACATATACTTGGCATAATAGCTGGACCTGATAAGGTCTTTTATCCCCCTATGCAATACAAGAGTTACATGATTTTTAGTTGGTGTTGTTATAAATCTGGACTTTTTGCATATCTCAATAAATTGCCATATGATGATGTACTTGCATATGTTAGACAATGTGGTGGCATTTCATACCCTTGTGATGTTAGTGGAGTATGACATGGTTATTGTGAAGAAAGTTTGGGGAAAAGAAGAAATATTGGTAAATGAACCAGAATACTGTTGTAAGAAACTCCATTTAACTAAACAATACAGGTGCAGCATCCATTACCATGAAGTGAAGAAAGAAACTTTTATACTGGAATATGGTTTAGTGTTCCTTGAGATAGCCAGTAGGCATAGACCAGAAGCTTTGATTGTTATGTGGCCGGGCATGTCCATAACCATAGAACAAGGAGAATGTCACAGATTTACAGGTATTGAAGATTCAATGTTTATTGAAGTGTCTACACATGATGATCCAGAAGATTCTATCAGGGTGACTTTTAGTGAAAAGATGCTGGATCAAGATTTTAATCAATTGGTTTCTCAATTGAAAGGTATGGATCTATAATGAAAATTGCAATGACAGGCAACGTATTTCCGATGGGTCGCCACTTGGCATATAGTGGTGAAAGAATGATTTTTTATCTTATTGAACAACTTGCAAAAATGGGTCATGAAGTATATGTTTTTGCAAGAGAAGGTTCCGATTTTACTAATGTTCCAATTAAGGATTATGTTCCTACTGCTGCACTTGATAGCAAAGTAGATGTTCATTACGAGGCAGTAAAGAAATATCTTGGTGAACATCCAAACCTGAATTTTGATGTTTATTTTTGCGGATATTTTGGCGACGGATGGAATCCTGAGTGTCAGTTTGCATTTCCTGGTTATGTTGAATTTCCTTGGTGTAGATGGAGCCACGGAACTTTTCAAAATATCAATCCTTCGTTCAATATAATATCCTGTTCTAAAGTTTTACAGCAGGATTTCTTTCAATCTGGTGTTCCTTCTACATTAATACATTATGGAATACCAGAAGATTTGTACAAGTTCTCTTCTGAGCATGATAATTATGCAGTTTGGCTTGGTAAGATAGAAGGAGGAAAAGCTCCACATCTTGCTATCAAACTTGCTCTGTCTGCAGGTCTTAAAATGGTAGTAATGGGACCTCCTTATAATACAGGTTGTTTCTGGCAACAAGTAGCACCTTACATAGACAACAAAACAGTTTTCTGGGTGAGAGGTGTGAACGATGAACAGAAATATAAGATTATGTCAAGGGCTAAGGTGTTTATAAGTGCTAATGATAATACATGGAAAGAGCATTTTGGCATAACCAATATTGAAGCATTGGCAATGGGTGTTCCTATTATTGGTTTTAATAGAATTGATCAAGATTGTGCAATAAAGACAGATCAAATCATTGAGGATGGGATTCATGGATTCCTTTTGAATTATAAAGATTCAAATGATGTAGAGGAGATTCTTGAAAAAGGTTGGCCTCTGATGAAACAGATAGGACAGATTAGTAGAGAGGCTTGCAGGGAACAGTTTATGAAAAAATTTACTGCAAAGCTAATGGGTGAAAGATACGAATGGTTTTTTAATAAGATTGTGTATGAAGGTGTTCGTATCGGGAAGATAGACATTCCTTTCTAGGAGATTTTAATGATATACAATTTCAAGAACAGGCACAATCAAAAGGCTGAAGTTCTGGCACACTTGGAAAAATCACAATACCCAAGAGTTCTTGATGTGGGGGGAATACTTCATCCCTGGGCAAGGAAGTATGTTACTCATTATGTTGATCTACTTGAAAAAGACTATGTAGCAATAAATGATCCACATGTATATGACGAAGATTTTAAAAGAGCGGGATACTTTCAAGCAGATATTGGAAATCCTTTTACATGGGATGCTGTCAAAGACGATGTGATGAAGCATGGGTTGTTTGATTTTGTTATATGTTGTCATGTTCTTGAGCATGTTCCTGAACCTAGTTTTGGTATTCGTTTTTTAACATCAGTTGCTAAACAGGGTTTTGTTAGTGTGCCTAGTAAGTACATAGAACTTGAACGTGGAAGTCAATTCAGTGAAGAAGGGTTAGATCGTTGTGGTGTTACAGGATTTTGGAGAGGAGCACATTGCCATAAATGGATATTGAGTTTACGAAATGATTTTGCTGATCCTACTTTGATGTTTTGGCCTAAGTATGGTTTTCTTGAATATTTGAAAGGACTTGATGATTGGGTTCTTCCTATGTTGGCATTGACAGGGGAGGAAAGACCAGGTGATCTTAGTTTCTGGTATAAAGAAAATATTCCTTGTCAGATAATCACAGATGACTTTTTGATGGATGATGTGAATCCACAAAATGCTTGTGATCTTTATAGAGAGGAGTTGAAAAAAGGACTATGAGTGATATTACTCTTATATTCCCACCAAGTAACTTTTTGTTGAACCAGTCAGCTTTTCCTCCTTTGGGGATATTGTATCTTTCTGCTTATTTGAAAAAGCATAATAAAGCAGATGTGAAATGCATTGATGTAGGTCTTGATGGTGTGTTTAAGCCAGAAGAAGTCACTTCAAAACTTGTAGGTGTATCTATCACTACACCACAAAGATTTGAAGCATACCAGATAGCAAAAGAATTGAAAGAAAAAGGACACACACTTATTGCTGGTGGACCACATGCTACACATATGCCATTAGAGTGCATAGAGGCAGGCTTTGATTATGTAGTAAGGGGTGAAGGGGAAATAGGACTAAGTAGGATAGTTTCTGGTGACTTAGATAAAGGGGAAGATATTTTACAGTATGAAAGATATCTTGATGTCAACACAGAAATTCCTGTTCCAGATAGAACTGCACTGCCTGTTGTTAAGTATCAATATTTTGTTGATGATGAGCCAACTACTGTTTTGATGAGTTCCCGCGGATGTCCTTTCGCCTGTAGTTTTTGCGCCAAACTTACTAGGAAGTGCAGGATTCAGAATGCTTTTCGTACCGTAAGAGAAATACTTCATGTTAAAGAAGAATTTGGATTTAAAGGTTTTATGTTCTTTGATGATGTATTTACGACTGATAAGAAGCGTCTGCAACAGATGGCTTTTTTGCTTAATAAGGTAGTAAAAGATGAAGGTCTTAAATTCCGATGCTTCTCCAGAACAAATTTACTTGATAAAGAAACATGTGAACTGCTGAAAGCAATGGGAGTTGTTGAAGTTGGTCTTGGTGTAGAAAGTGGTTCTGACAAAGTTCTTGCAACAAATCTTAAAGGAACTACTAGATCAGCTAATACCAGAGCAGTGAAACTTTTGCATGAATCAGGCATTAGAGCAAAGGCGTTTTTGATTGTGGGTCTTCCAGGAGAAACAAAAGAAACAATAACTGAAACCTGCAAGTGGGTAGAAGATGCAAAGCCTGATGATATTGATGTTTCCATTCTCCAACCGTTACCAGGTTCACCTATTTTTGATAATCCAGAAAGATTTGGTCTTCATTTTGAATACAATGATAATGTTACATGGTTTAAAGGAACACCTGGTCAATACAAGTGTGCAGTAAGCACTGATGAACTCTCCTCAGAAAAACTTGTGCAGTATAGAGATATGATAGAAGACTTGTACAAAGACAAGGAGAAACTGAAATGAGCAAAGGAATTATTTATGGGTTTGATATAACAAAGTATGCCACAGATCCTGATCATGAAGTAAGAATTGCTGCAATGGCTAAAAAGATTAATGTTTTGGTAGTTGATCAAATTGATAAGTATATTACGTCTAGAGCACCAAATAGTCCTATAACTGGTGCAATGATTTATGAAGCAGCAAATAAATACAATCTTGGATCAGGGGGCATATCAGTAATGGTTGCATTGATGCAGAACGATTCAATGTTTGGAACAAAAGGGAAAGGATCAAGATCACATAATCCAGGAAATGTAGGTAATGATGATACTGGAGCAATAAAAGATTGGGGCACTTGGGAAAAAGGTGTTGATGCAGTTGCAAAATGGCTATTCAAGCATAGGGTAGCAGCATGAACGATGAAGAAACTTTACTTACTTTGTATTTCTTCCCGGGTGATGTAGAAACACTTGATGACAAGTCAAGGTTTATGGATTCCTTGGAAAAGGTTAACTGTCATGTAGTCTTTCTAGATCATAGAGATGAATTACAATCCTGTGACGTTCCTGATACAGAGTGGTGGGGTTTCCTTTTCGGCAATGAATGGTTTGATTTGGATATGGCAAATGTGTTAGATGTTTATCTTCTTTCTGATTTTGATGCCATTACGTTCTTTAAGGATATAGAAAAAGAGAATGGAGATAAAGCAGTATTTCTTGCAACAAGGATATTCCGAACAAATAAAGTCCCTTTAGGGATTGAAACATATAAAGAAGTAGAAGGTTTGAAATTTGTTAAAGCCCTTGACGGGTGGATAAGAGAGAAGAAACAATGATTGGATTAGTTGTAGAGTTGAATAAAGAAGATTTGGCCCGATGGACTAAAGGTGTCAGGGGCATACAAAATAGTGCTCATTGGTGGTTAAAAGCTAATGGTGGTGAACTTAATAGGATGTTATCTTCTAGTTATTCCTCTAAAGTAATAGCAAATATCCTTTCAAAAAAATGGTCTTTTATGCCATATGTTCAAAGATATTCGGATTGGAAAGCTAAAGTAGGATTAGGAAGTCAACCTTTTTGGAAGTTAAAAGGTGATTTAGTTGCAAGTATAAATAATTTCCAAGAGAAAGGTGGATGGGTTGGTGGAATACCTGGAAGTGTTACTGATTCAGGCGGAAAGTCTTGGTTTGGGAAACTTGATAAAGGTGACTCAAAAAGAATAGCAATGATAGCAACAGTTCTTGAATATGGTGGTGATTACAGAGCAAGAAAAGGTGGCTATCATTTCCCAAGACCAGTTCTTTCAAATACACTAGATGAATTTGAACAACAAAACTATGATGGAATACCAGATAGAGTAATGAGTGATATAGAAAGGAATTGGTCATGAGTTTGCCTCTAAAGATACTAGATGTGAAACCAACAGGTTTTAGGGTTATAATTGAGCATGAACTTGAAGACCTTAAGAAGTTGGCACTTGCTCTGAATGTTGCTGAGTTTGATATAACAAAGATCCAAGATGAAAACAGAGTGGATGTTAAAGATTCTGTTAACTGGATTGTTAACCAATTCTTCCCAGAACTCAAAAAGTTTCTTAAGGAAATAGACAATGGCTCTTGACCCTACTGCAAGAAAAGCCAATGTAAAAGATTCCATAAAAAAATTCTTTGTGGACAATCTTAAAAAGACTGAAAAGATTGATGTTACTTTTGATAAGTATTTAACTGCACCCATGATACAAGGAAGGGAGGTTGACAAGTGGGTGTCGATAACAATTGGAAACATAGACATGGGATATATGTCTGGGTTGGATTTAAAAGTTTTTTGCTGTACGAAAATGGATAATGAAGGTTTTCGACTTGCACAATTGAGAGATACAGTGCTAGGGTATCTATCCGATACGAGTACTTCAGATGGGATGAAACGAATACCTTTTTACAGAAGTCATCCTTCACTAGCGTGGACACTACTTGGAGCTTTTATTGTTCAGAGTGTGTATGAGGAAGCGGAAGACACAACGGATGATGAAACCAAGTTTTGCATTCTGAATGTACGATTGAGATGGGAAAGCAAAGTATAATGGGAAAGCTTCTTAAATGTACTTTGTGCAATAAACCTGTAATTGAGCGAACTTCAAATGGTACTTGGAGGTTCATTTTCGGTGACAGCATTGGTTCTTGTATAGGTACTGTAGTTGAATTAGAAGCTATAGGCATATTAAGGATTAAATGTTTAAGACGATCATGCAGGAGGGAACACCCAGACCATTGGAACGAATTTAATATCTTCGAAATAAATCAGTCATCCTCCTCACCAAAGACTGACTGAAACTCCGGCTTCAACGGTGAAACGATTCAAACATTACATAAGGAGTTTCAACTATGTCAGGTCCTATCATCAAAGATACTGGAACACTTGCACTAGGTCTTGCCCAGGTTCGTGTTGTCGCTTCTGCTACGAACATAGCGAAAACTGGTGTATGCTCTACTGCTTCTGACAGTATCGGTGCTCTTGCTACCACAAAGTTTTCGTCTTCTGTTGACTATTGGCGACATGAATCAGGTTTCCCTCTCAAAGAAGATCAGATTTATCCCCTCAGAGAGAAGGCACATCTTGAGTGTCAGTTTGAAGAAATTAAACCCTACACCATGGCACTTGCTCGTGGCTTCGATCCGACTACCGAAACGTATACTGCCACAAGTGGTGAAGTAACTCTTGGCAACCTTGCTGCTCCTGAGTATGTAAGAATGGAAGCTCAGTATACATTTCCTGCAGGTACTAACTACATGTATATTATCTTCCCCAGAGCGCAGGTTTCGTCTGTAATGGAAATTGACCTTGCAAAAGAAGACAATGCAAAACCAACTCTTACATTTGAGAGCAAGATTGCAAGCTCTGATGTAACCGGTGGTAATGCTGTTTGGAATTCCGCACCGCTTGGTCATATCATCTTTGTGTAATTGAAGGAGAATAGCAATGCCGGAGCCCAAACTTAATCCGCAGATTAAGGAACTTGAAATTGGTATCCGAAATCTGAGGAACATTTTAATTTATCCTCTCTCAGTGAGAGATCAGTTGAAGATGAAGGAAGTGATAAAAGCAACATTGGATACTATATTCGGATCTTCAGGGATGGAAGATACTGAATTTGTAGGGTTCATTGTTGAAACAATAACCTCCAACCTTGACAAACTTATTCCTCTTGTAACAGACCCGTTGATTGAAAATGGTGTGGAAGTAGATATCCTTTCCGAAATGACTAATAAACAATTCTCTGAAGCAATATCTATAATCTACGAGGAAAACTTCAGTTTTTTATTGGAGAAGGTGACGAGTCAGCTAGAGAAGTTGAAGGAGAAGATATTGAACTTGTCACCTACGAATTTGCCGTCGCTGAAGTCTGCCTCAGTTACGGGTATAGACCTATCGACTTCTTCGGAAAAGGATATAGAGACGGAGGAATAACTTTAAGTCAGTTGATGTATCTATTTGAGCATGTAAAGAAAAAAGAAATAGAGACACTAAAGTACCAAGCGTTAGCAAATGGAATAGAGTTCAAAGGTAGTAGAGACCAAAAGACAACAAAAAAACAAAGTGGCAACGATTTACTTTTTAAGGATCCAAAAGAATACGAGCACCTTAGTCAAGAAGAAAAAGAAAGATTGACTAAGGATATGATGCAGAAATTTTCGCCCCTTGCGGCGAACTTTAATGCTTCCAAGAAACCTAAAAAGGTGGATAATGGCTAAAACTCTCAGTCTTGGTACATTATTCAAAGGTGAGATAGACAGTACTTTCCGTACTACGATAGAAGAATTACGGAGAATGTTGTCAACTTTGAATGGTGCCATAGGGAACACAAGTGAAGTTGCTAAGAAGCAAAAAGCAGCAATGTCCTCTATGGAAAATGATTTAACTCAGTATGGATCATCTTTAGGCAAGGCAACTGTTGAGTCAAAAAAGTTTCAAGATGCTTTAGCTAACGGTGCTGAAATACTTAATTCAAAAACAGGTACTGCTTTCAAAAACTTTGAAGCTAAATTGTACCGGACTGAGAAAGCCATCCAATCTCAAGCCTTATCAATGGAAAGTGCTGGGAAACATGGAGGAAAATGGGCTGAAGGTGTAAATCGTCTTAGTATGATGTTGCAAGAGCATGAAGGAAAGTTGAAGTATACAAGAACAGGAATAGAAAGGGTAGTAGAAAAACAAAAAGTCCTCTCTGATTCCACAAATAAAGTAACTTCAGATATTAGTGAATATGCCGCTGCACAAGGTAGGGCAGTAAATCAAAGTGCCAAATTTAGACAAGCACTTGCTGATGGTGCCCAACTTTATGGAAAACAAGGAACCTCTTTACAGTTACTAGAAGCAAATCTATACAGAACGGAAAGAGCAATACAAGCACACGCTGTTGGTATGACAAATGCTGGGAAAGATGGAGAAACATGGGCAGCAGGTGTAAACCGCCTTAATATGATGCAAGATGAATTACAAAACAGGGTAAAGTACACAAGAAAAGGCATTGTTGAATTAACGGAAGCTCAACAAGCACTATTAAATCAAGGTCCCAAAGTAGAAACAGTAATGAGTCGTTTTGCTTCCACTTTGAAGACAATGGCCTTCTTCGGTCTTGCCTCAACAGCGATATATGGCACCATTAGAGCAATGAGAGATGGTGTTATAAATGTAATGGAATTTGATCAGTCATTGAAGAACTTGCAAGCCATCACTTCTGCTACTGATTCCGAAATAAAGGTGATGGAAAAAACAATAAAGTCCCTTGCTGCTAATACCAAGTACTCAGCAAAAGAAGTAGCAGATGGTTTAACTATTATTGGTCAAGCTGGTTTTAGTGCTAGTGAATCAATAGATACAATGAAAGCAACTGTCTTGCTTGCTACTGGCACTCTTTCAACAATGAAAGATACCACTGATCTTCTTACTACAACCATAAGAGCTTTTGAACTAAAAGCCACTGATTCCGGCAGAGTTGCAGATATTATGGCAACTGCTGTCAATAAATCAAAACTTGATGTAGAAAAGTTAAGGGTTGCTTTTTCTTATTTAGCACCTACTGCTGCCGAAGCAGGATTGTCATTGGAAGAATCTGCTGCTTCTACAATGCTGCTTGCAGATTCAGGTTTGCGTGCTAGTACAATAGGTACAGCATTAAGGCAGGTTATTGCTAGACTCATTTCTCCAACTAAATCTTTATCTGAGAAATTTCAGAGTATGGGTGCAGATATGAGCAAGTTAGATCCTGCAACCAACTCTTTAAAGAATATCCTTATAGAATTGGCAAGAGTGGCACCTACTGCTGCTGATGCTTTTGAATTGTTTGGTCTTCGTGGTGCCCCTGCTGCTATTGTTTTGACAAGAGCAGTTAGGGATGGATCAAAAGCTTACGATGAATACTATAAAAAGGTATTTGAAGTTGGGTCTGCACAAGAAATGGCAGATATACAGATGCAAGGCCTTGCTAACAAAGCAAAGAACTTGATGAATGTAATACAACTTCTCACCATATCAATAGGTGAAGGTGGACTTGGTTCTACTCTTGGCGCTCTTATTGATGCATTAAGAGTAACTTTTGGTTTAATACTAAAGGTGACAGATTCAATAGGTGGGGGATTAGTTATTGCTGCAACTTCAGCAGCCGCCGCAGGTTGGTTGCTTGCAAAAGCTTTTGTAGCATTAAATCTTGGGGGATTTATTTCTGCTATTAGTATGGTAGTAAGACATCTATTGGGGATGGGTGTTGTAATTGAAGGCTTAACTGCAAGAATGGGTGGGTTTTTATTTACTATCCTCAATTTTATGAAAGCAAATCCTGTTGTGGCTATAGCTGCTGCTGTTGGTGGTTTATTATACTGGATTAAAACACAAAGAGAACTTAATGCAGAATTAGGCGCTTCAATAATAGAACTTAGTAAAACTAGGGATGGGTTACAAGATTATTCTACTAGGTTAGCTACCCTAAATCCAAATACTCAAGAATATTCTGCTACATTAAAGCGTCTTGCAAATGATTATAAAGAGCTTAGACCTTATATTGATACAGTAAGTGGAAAGTGGATTGATCAAAAAGGTGGGTTGGAAGCTCTTGATAAGTATATGCAAGATAAGCATCAAGAGATTATCGAGAAAGAAATTGAATTAATAGGGAACTTGGCTACAGCATATAGCAGGTCTAATTCTTCATTGATGAAATGGGTTTTCAATTTAAAAGAACCTGAAAAGCAAATGAAGTTGTTGGAGACTGCTATTTTAGCTATTGTTCCTGATCTCAAAAAACTTGGTATAGAATTTGATTCCACTGCTGAAGAGGTAGAAGCAGCATTCCAAAAAATGTACCCAGGTATAAACACCCAAAATGTTCCTGTTGCCAATGTTCTATCTGTTCTTAATGATCTCAGGAATAAAGAACTTGCTGATAAGGAAAAAGCTGCTGAGGAAACAGCGAAGATAGCCACAGGTGAAAGAAAAGCAGTTGTTTCAGTCTATAGTGCTATGTATGAAGACCTTGAAGGTATGGCAAGAAAGAATGCCGAGGAAGAACTACATAAGCTTGATGATAAGGTAAAAAAACTTGATAAGTCTCTTGCTGAAGGAATGATAAGCCAGAAAGCATATCAAGCGGAGTTGCTTGATGAAGAAGTAAAAACAATGGAGAAGATTGCCGAGATACGATGGCAAGGTGTCGGTCTTTCTGAGGATGTAAATAATGAAGTTCTCAATGGTGTAATAAGATTGATTCAATCAACTAGGGCTCAATATTTTAATGATACAGCCATTGAGAATGAAAAATATAAGAAGAAGCTTGATTCTGCTAAATCCAACAATAAAGAAACCCAAAGAATTACTGATGAACATAATTTAAATTTAGGTAATAAAGAAAAAGCTTATGTAGAATCAATAAACGCTTTAATATCTCTTGCTTATGAGAAACGGAAGTTTATCACACAAGAGGGAATGACAAAGATATTAGAAGAAACCCAAAAAGGTGTTGTGCAAATAGCACAAGCACAATCTACAGGTTATGATGTATCTCTTGATTTTGAAACTGGACAACCAGCAGGAATAACTCCACCGAAAAGGGCCTTACCTGTTACTGATAAAGATATTCTTGCTAACCAAAGTGATATAGTTGCCAAGTTTGCAGCAAGAATGGAAAAGGTTGTAGAGAAATCAAGTCAGTATATAAAAAATCTTTGGGGCACACTTTCTGAAGAAGGCAAAGGCACATTTGAAGATGTTGTAAGAAAACTTGATACTGAGTTTGAAAAAATTAATGTGATGACTAAGACTCCTACACAAAAGTTACAATTGATGCGGGAAGCTTATGCTAAAGCAATGGTTGAATTTGCTAATTTACAAAGAGAACAAGGTGACTCTCAAACAAAAGTACAAAAAGGGATAGCCAAGACTGCTGAGACAATGAGAAGTATTGATATGTCTCACATGTCTAATAAAGTAGAAAAAGAAAGAGAATCATTTGAGCAAGATGTGGAGAAAATGCAAACCTCCGCAACTAAATTGAAAGAGTTAATAGAGGAAGCAATAACAACAGGCAAATCTATTCCTGAAACAACTGTAGGGGGATTAAGAATATCGTATGACGCTACAGGTAAAGATCCAGTAACAATGGAGAAAGATAAAGCTGCTTTTATAAAAGCTATTGATGAAGAATTGTTGGCATACAGACAAAGAAGGTGGCAAGATTTTCTTAATAAGAAAGGTGAAATAGAAGCAAAAGAAAATAGAAAATCTTTGGATAGTAAAGAATCAATGCTGGATCTTGAAATAGAAGCAATGAATAGGGCGGCAAATGATGAATCAAATCTTATGGAAAAAGCCCATTTGAAGTTCTGGAAAGAATATTTGCAGATTCAAAAATGGGCATTAAAGGTAGCAGAAGAACAAAGCAAACAAGGTGCTGATGCTTCTATAGATATAGAAGCAGGTGTAAACCAGCAGATAAAAGATAGTTGGGATAAGCTCCAAGAAGACCTAGTAAAAGCAAAAGAAAAATCATCTAATAAAATGTATAAGGCTGCGGAAAAAAAGCTATCGGCAGAAAACAAAGCATTAGACGCACAATATCAAATCCAACGCCTGGAAGCACAAAGGAACGCAAGCACAACAGAGCAATTAATTCAGATTGACATAGAATACTACAATAAGAAGTATGAAAAAGCTTTGGAGTATTATGAAAATCTGAAAATGCAAACAGATATGAGCAACAAAGACCAGGCAACAAAACTTGCTGAAGCAGCCAATTCGGCAGAACAAGCATTTCAAAAAAAGTATGCTGCTGAGAAGTCATATTTTGAAAAGACTACCAAATATGAAGAACAAAAATGGAGATCAGGTGAAAAAACAAGTGAGCAATATTTTGCTTATCTTAAAGAAGCTAGAAAACTTGATGTAATTGATGAAGAGGAATACATAGACAAAACCATAGCACTTAATGGAACTCTATGGGAACAACTACAAAGAGGATGGCAAAAAGCAAAGAGAGAAGCAAAAAGCTTTGGTGAAGTAGTAATGTCTCTTGCCAAAGAGTTCCCTGATAAGTTTGCTTCAGGAATGTCTAGTGCTATAATGAGTATGATAGATGGCACAAAGACAGCCAAAGAAGCAATGACAGACTTTTTTAAATCCATGATTAGTTGGATCCTGGAAGCTATAATAAAGCAACAGATATTGAATCTGCTTATAGGTGAAGCTGGTAGTGGTGGGGGTAGTACGAGCAGTGGAATTGGTGGAATTTTAGGGAGTGTTGTAGGTTCTTTATTTGGTGTGGCAAGTGGAAGTGGAAGTGCATTTGGATATTCAGGTAGTGCAACACAAATAGCAAGTAATAGTTTTGGTGGCAATTTTATTGTTGCTACATACCATACAGGAGGAACAATCGGTGTAGATAAGATGCCAACAAAGAAGTACCCTATTAGTATTCTTAAGAATGCAATCTACGCACATAATGGTTACAACACCCTTGCTTCTGATGAAGTTCCAATCATAGCAAGAAAGAACGAAAGAATATATACTCCAGAACAAGATGCGGCAAGAAATAGAAGTAATGTAGATGTTAAATTGGAGCTCATAAATAAAACAAGCAATTCTAATCTTAAAGTATCAGAAGGACCAACAAAGCAACAAGGTACAGGATGGATTAAACAAGTTTGGTTGACAGAAATGAAAAAAGATAAAACTTTTAACAGACAAGTTAAAAACTCATTAGGGATGTAATTATGGCGTATGACACTTTTGAATTTTATTCTGGTGTTCATATATCTAACTTTGAAGTTATATATAGTGATCCTATATTGGAATCAAAAACAGAGTCAGGTTACATTGAAACTGCACCTGATGATATTAGAGGTAAATGGGTGTTCAAAATAGAGTTTGATTTTATCACCCCTGACTATTACATATACCTTGTTAATTTTTTTCATGACAATAGGGGTGGAACACCTTTTTATTTTAAATTGCCATACGGATTAGCTGGAATACCAGAAGAAATGATGACTGCATTACCTGGTGGTATGGCTCCTTGGGATTCAGAAGTAATACCTGGTGCGGGAGATGGGCCTACTTATTTAGTAAGAAACTCATTGTCACAATTTTCAGTGAAAAAGAAATTTTTGGATATGGGAGTAGTTCAGAATTACTATGAAACTTCCGAAGCTTTAGAATTTATTCAGGTGTAATGTGATAACAAAAGTATTTCAAATATTGGAAGAAATGAACAAGTTAAATCAAGGGGCTTTAATACTCTTGGTAGCTTGCGTAGAATATGGGGATTATTATGCTTGTAGCAAATCCAATATAACATGGAATGGTCAAGTTTACACTTCTGCTGATTTAGCTATAGAAGAATTTAATGAAAGTGCAGATAAACAAGCACCTGAAGTAACAATACATTTTTCTAATTTAGGAGGTATGGCTGAAAATCGTGTGGTAGAAAATGATGAATATAAAGAGTCTTGGATTGATATTTACTTTGTTAATAGTAAGTTACTTGATCTCACAGACCCTGTTTATTATATTCGTCTTCAGTGTCAAAAGGTAACATGTACAAGAGAAATTGTATCATTTACTTTAGGATTAGATAATCCATTACTTCAATTATACCCAAGCAGACGATTTCATAATAGTATTTGTCAATATAAGCCATATGAGATAGATATTTGTGATAAGGCAGCTATTTGTGGACAAACAATAACTGACTGTATAGCTTGGGGAAATGATTCTAATGGTAACCCCTATACTGAAAGACTTGGGGCTCAACCAGGATTGTCAGGGGCAATACAAGATGAAGAAGGACTATAATTTATTAATTGGTGCCCCTTTTAAAGATATGGGAAGAGGACCTAACAATTTTGATTGTTGGGGTGTTGTTATCTATGTAAGAAGGATGTACGGATTATATACTCCTGATTATGGAGTGAGTGCTAATAAAGCTGATGCAATATGTTTTGAATATAATTTAAGGAAAGCAGATTGGATTGAAATAAATAAGAAAGAAAAACCAATGGTAGGAGATGTCATACTTTTTAATAGAACAGATGGTGGATTACATTTTGGTGTGGTTGTAGAGGATGGATATTTTGCACAAGCGAATAAAATATTTGGATTTCATTTGTGTAAAGTAGCTAACCCTATTCTTTTTAATCAAATTCAATCTTTTTATAGGTTTGAAGATAATGAATGAATATATCACTGTAATTAAAGACACATTCTTGTTGCTTCCAGAAAAAAAAGAAGTAACAAGGATTATTTATAGTGATAATCCCACGATTGCACAAGTCACCGCTGCGGCAAGAAAAGAGTTGGAAGCTTTAGGGTACAGTGATTTTATTTATACTGTGGATGGATATGAAGTTTTAGCACCTGAATTACAAAAAGCATTACCAGGACAAGAAATAACTATAGCAGTCAAACATGCAATTCCTGCTGCTGTGTTTATCCCTTTGGTAGGTGCAACATGGGCAGGAGTTGCCGCTGCTGTGGTAAATACTGTAATTATAATGGGTGTAGGGATGCTATTGAATACAATAATGGCACCATCTATACCTACTGTAAACCAAGGAAATAATAAGCCCACTTACAGATGGAGTGGTGTATCAAACGATACATCACCAGGAGATATTATACCGGTTCCTTACGGAAGACCTTGGGCAGCACCTAAAATAATAGGTAGTTATCGCACGGTAGATTCTGAATTTAATATGTGGCAATGGGTTTTGTTATGTGCAGGAATAGGGAAAACAAATAACATACTAACCTCTAACGATATTAGAGTGGGGGAAGAATTTCTTTCCGCATATGAAGATTTTTCTTTTGGAGCAACAGATGGAAGCAAAGAAATAACAAGTGCTACTAGAACGGCATTAGCACCTTTTAATATGGTTCATCATGATCATTTGTATGAGAAGAAAATAGTAAATAATGAACTAGAGGATATAGATGTTACTTCCTTACTTCATTTTAATATTGATGTGTGGGCAACAGGACAAGGAAAATCTTTAACTAGTTTTGTAGTTCCTACAACCTTAAATGGATATTGTTACGAATGCACCACAATTGGAGTAACAGGTGCAACAGAACCTGTTTGGGGAACTGTTGTGGGAGGAACTACAAGTGATAATAGTGTGGTATGGACATGTAGAGATTACACATCAATGCCTATTGTTGATTCTTCTGGAAGAAGTCAACCCTGGACCAAAGAAGGCAATGTACAAATAAAAGTAGATACACCTAATTTAGGTAATGGTTATTTGTCTTTCCCAGCAGATGGTGATTATGCTACCACAGATGATTTTGAAGCATTAAGATTTGATTACCCCTGTCAAATGGATATAAAATTTCGACTTCCTGATTTGACAGATAGGGTGATATTTGGCCAACAAATATCATATACAGAATATTATAATAATAGACAAGCTATTACTACTTTTGGGTACAAAAATGGAAGTGGTTTCTTTTTTCAGAGTTTAAGTGGTTCCGGATCTGATTTGGCTAGTGTGACATATTGGGTAAATACTTTAAATGTAATTGGTGATGTCACTCCTTCTATTAATACTTGGTATCATTTTAGGATTCAATGCTATACAGGTGGATACCAAATACTAATAGAAGATGCGGGTGTTCTAACTGTATTGGAAACTGTAGTTTCTTCGGAAAGTACGTTTGCTTATAATCCTATAAGGGATAGGTCTAACACAGTTATTGATTATGCGAATGAAACGGCAGCAGAAAAAGCACCTTATACACAACAAATAGGAATGGGATATTTTTATGATAATGTTGCTGGCACAGTAACACAGATGTATGCCAGATGTGATATTGATGAATTTAGAACATGTAGGGGATTGCCAAATGAAACAACAGATAGGGTATTGCCGACCACAGAGTTTGTTGATCCTGTAGCTGTAACTGTTAGTCCTTCTGTTTTTACAACAACATCCAAAGTAAAGCAAGTTAGATTAATATTTGAATTTCCACAGGGATTATACAGAACAGGTGAATCTGGTGTAAGTTCAATGTCTGTGGAACTTAAATTGTCCTATAGTATCTCCGGGGAAGAGGATTGGACTGATGAAACTGTAACATATACTGGAGATTACACTAGTGCGGTAAGGTATCAAAAGACCCTAACTTTTCTTACTAGTGATTATTATGATGTAAAGATTAAAAAGATTACGGCTGAAGCTACAGATGAGAATACAGAGAGATCGGAAGTACAATTAATCTCTTTTGAAGAGATAGTAAATCTAGCTTTATATTATCCTGGTATGCAAATGATTGCATTAGGGGTAAAAGCACTTTCTGCTAGACAAGGTGCGCTTGGTGCTATTAAAGTACATCATAATAGAACATTAATAACTGTTCCATCTTGGAATGGGTTGTCAACACAAAATGTTGATGCCACTGTTCCTATGTGGCAGATGTTTGATGCGTTAACTAACCCGAATTATGGGGGCAATATATTACCTACTGATATAATACAGAGTACGTTTGAAGAATGGGAAGATTGGACGGAAGGTGTTGTTAGTGGAGTAGCTAGAGCTAAGTCTAATATTGTTTTTGATGAAATTGGTAGTTTGTCTGAAACTGCCATAGCACATATTGAACAGGTGGGAAGAGCAAGAGTAATGAGGGCGGGATCACAATGGACCGCTGTTATAGATAAACCTAAATTAAGTCAATATACTTTTTCTTCTGGAAATATAATAAAAGGTACTTATCAATGGGCAACATATGAAGAAACAGAAAAGTCTGATGCCGTTGAAGTTACTTATTGGGATAAAAATAGGTATGGCAGTAGAAATTCCAAGATAGCAAAAGCTTCTTGGTATGAAACTCTTACCACTGCACCAAAAGTTGCACAGATAGAAATAAGAGGGATAATTGATGATGAACAAGCCTTAAGAGAAGCTAGATTTAGGATAAATAAAAACGAATATGTAACAAGACATGGAGAGCATAAATCTTTACCAGGTGCCGTCTATGTGGAATATGGTGAAGTTTGTAGTATTATTCCACCAACATCTAAGTATGCATTTGGTGGAAGATTAAGATCAGATCATTATCAATCTTCCACTTTATACATTGATCAAACAATAAACATGTCTTCAGTTTACAGTGGAGAGACACAAGCATACTTATACGGCACTGTAAGTGGTGAAATTGCGGAACAAGAGTTTGGTGTTACAGGACCTTGGGACACTGAAACAAATAGTGTTAATATAGACGGCAATTTTACAGGTAACAGATTTGATGTATTTGGTATAGGAAGAATCACAACAGATAAATTACTAAATCAAATAACAAATAAATCATTTGATCTTAATTCAAGACAAACCTCTTTTGAATGGGTTCAATATGATGATAGAATATTTTATGATAATACATACAGTAGTGGTGAAATAGCTATTTAAAGGAGATAAAAATGTCGAGTGCCACCCCTAATTTAGGTTTAGTAAAACCTGTAGCTGGAGAAAGTGATTGGCTGAATACCTTCAACAATAATGCTCAGGTTATTGATACAAAAGTAAACGAGGCTATGTCTGCTGTGCCGGTTAGTTCACTCGCTTACGGGACTTCTGTTCTCGGTGAGTGGATTTCCGATCCATCGATAGTGACCGACCAAGCGAACCCATTAACGGCGAAAAGTCTTGCTAAGATAATCGCTGATCTCTCCGGAGCGTCGGTTGATCTTCGGTTGCCATCAGGGACATATTACATTTGGCGCAACTACACTATCCCTGCTACGATCAAACTCAAGCCCGACAACGGGGTATTGTTTACTCCATGGAAATCAATTAGGGAAACAACGTATAAGTGGACAGCTTCTAGTCATGGCACATCTGAATATTATCTTGAACTTGCTGCAGGTGGAAACCCACTGGTTTATGAGCCTACTTCCGTCTATGCAAACTCTCTTATTTTTGCAGCAGGAACAGCAGGTGCTCTCACAGCGAGTCAATGGGATTGGGCGGACAATGACGGACTCGGGTATGCCACCATCTATCTTCGCCTTGCCGATTCCGCTGATCCCGATGGAAAAGCGGCTGGGTATGTAGAGGCCTGGTATACACTTACAATTGGCAGCCTTGTAGCTGGCTATACTCAAATATTTGATACAAAAGGCATAATCGCTTTCTCTGCAGGCCATACGGCAACCTCTCGATGGTGGGGAGCAGTAGGCAATGGAACAACAGATGATATTACACCTTTTACTCGGGCAGTAGCCTCTCTTCCACTCGGAGGGACAGTCAAAGAATCTTATGCTCCGTCTGGTTACGAATGGAGCAATCAACTCACACTGGCGAACAGAATCGTCTTGGATATGAGCGGATCGACAATTATTGAGTCGGGATATCTGCTCGATGCATCGCTGCCATCCGCTATCGTGGTGACTGGAGTGGGGAACAGGATTAAGGATGTCGTCGGGAATACACTTTCCGGTCAATATGTGATCGAGTTTGGAAGCTCGTCTAAAAACAATATCGAAGAAGGTTGTAGACAACTAAATTCCTCAGGTATTTCTAATCTCGTCAAAAACGAAAACAGCAATGTGTATGCTCGCACCAATAGGTCTTTGAGCATTGAGGCTTATAGCACCGCTGGTCCGGTAAGAGGAAGAGTCCGGATTTGGAACGGCGCTATAACAATCAACACCGGAACGTCAGGAACCATCACGGCAAGTCTTTTCCCATCTGAAGCGATTATAAGGCGCATCATTGTTACGGATGCCGGAGGATCACCTGATTTTGCAGCGTCCCTTTATGCCAACACTGCATGTAGTGTTTTAGTATGGACAAGAGCCAGGGGAGTTGATGTCAATGAAACGGTCAATCTCAATTATTTCAAGGTTGAGATGAATGACGTGCTGAAGTTCTATATTTGGAATTATAAAGGGACTTCAGCAACATTCAACGTCGAAATCCATTACGAAAATCCACATTTCTATATCAAAAAACCGGTCTGGATGTATTCCTCGAAAGATGATTTCCGACGACCTCACTGTGACAATATAGGTGCGTACACTGCTGTTTCTGAGACAACGATAAAAGCAGTAGAGCATAGATTCTATACCAATGAGGACGCAGGAACAACTTTCAAACAAACCGTGACACCTTCAAGAAGTGTGACTACTTTCTATCCTACTCTGACTATCCCTAGTCCAGCAGGTAAGACTCAGGATAAGACTTACAGCCAACTCAAATTCTATTTCCACTATCCGGCCTCGCGGGCGGTAGTAGAACAGCCGACGCACTTTTCATTCGCCATGAAAGACATTCCTAAAAATATGGATTGCTCTCTAATTTGTGGATGGCTATCTCAAAACAAGGACGGAATCGCAGCATATCTGAAGCAGAGCATGATCTTTCCCAACGAGGCTCCCTACGCTTACACTCTCGCTGCTCCATGTGCATCGGAGTCGGTATTGAGCATTAAGTTAGACCCAAAGGCATACCAACTCGCGTCTGGATTTGAGGGAAGTGATTCGTTTGATTATTTCTATTTTATCTTTGAAACAGATGATGCCAGTTATGCCTTTGAGTTTGGAGAATCGTACTCGTTCAATGGCTATTTCTGGAAGGATGCTCTGGCAGTTGTGTAAATTTATTAAAAATACAAATATTAACGTAAACGCATGACAGGAGGTTAGGATGTCACCAACATGGAGAAATGATAATAGTTTCGCTGTAAGAACCACAAATATAAGTGGTGAATCTGAATTTGTTATGTCTGGCCATAGTATTAAATCATATCAAGACCTTACAGCAGATGGGTTCACTCAAACTTCACCTACACCTGGAACGTCTCCTACATTCAACTGGACTGTTGCAATGATAGGTGTTGCAGGTGGGGCACAAGTAATAACTGTTGGTAAAAGAATTACTGGACTTGAAATATACAATAGAGACACAAGTAGTGGTGAAGTAGATATTACATTCAATGATTCAGGGGAAAAGAGAGCAGCTTTACTTCTTCCCGGTAGAAGCATAGAATTTGAAAAAGCTGATGTTTGGGGAAAAGTAAATACTGTTATTGTGGAATCTTCTTATGGTGCAGTTGTGGAAGTAAGAGAGATTCAGTAAATGGTTTTTACATTGACAAAATAGATGAAATACTCTTATCCTCTGAAAGAAAAAGGAGGGGAAATGAATAAAAAATATTTTTTGCTTTTACTTCTAATCCCATTGATATTGTTTGGGGCAAAAGTAGGAGCTAAGACAGATTGGGAAACACCCAGCACAGGAAGTAGCACCAATTCTGTGCCTTATACTGGTGCTACTAGTGATGTAGATTTGGGTAGTAAAAATCTAACCACTACTGGCACTTTGAGTGGAAGTAACGTAGCTATAGGCACTACGTTGCAATTCCGAGTCTCGGGTGGAGTGTCCCAATACTCGGTTGATGGCGGAACAACTTGGTACGCCATTCAGGGTGACGCTCAACCCGTCATTTCCTCTGCCGCTACCGGAACCGGCAACATCAACATCGACGGTGTTTCAGCCTCCCACTATCGCTACAGCAACGGAGCTTCCGCCGCGACCTACACGCCGGTAATTACTTCCGCGCCCCCTGCCGGAACTGAGCGGTTTGTTTTGCTCACCGTGGGCGGCGGTGCTGGCGTAATGACAATGACCTGGACAAACGTGACTTGGCTCGGAAGTGCGGGCGCTGCGGCTACTACTACCAACAAAAAGAGCACCTATGCCTGCATAATCCCTGAGTCCGGTAATGCTCAGTGCAAGATTGTAGCGGAGGCATACTGATGCTGAAAATTCTTTTAGCTCTTCTGCTCTTCGCATCACCTGTCTGTGCTGCTGGTCCTGAGATATTTTTCCAGAGTGGGGGCGCAGCTAGTGTTCCAGAATGGATATACTCAGGCTCTGCAACCGACGATTATCCAGATAATAGTGGAGCCCAAAACACAGACGTTTTGTTGGGCACTCAGATCACTACTCCGGGAAGCATCGACACAGCAGAAAAGTTATCGTGGAAATTGCAATCTGCGGGATCATCCACAGAGTGTTGGGCGGGACTCTATGACACGGCTTCCCCTAACGCTCGCCTTGCGTACTCGGTGTTCAGCCCTGTAACTGGCTGGAATGATGTGACAATAAGTTACTTATATGCTGCCAGTACAGAGTATAATATTTGGATCGGATGCAACGGAACGTATACCACGGCCAAAAACAATTCCGGCACAGAACCAGATTATTATTCGGGCAGTTATTCGTATAATTCCACCCCCCCAGCCACGATCAGCACCGCCGACTGGACCGGGTCTTTAGCTGCTAGATTGCAGCATTGAGTGAAGCATATGACGCGGATTCTGTTCGTTCTGATGTTTTCCCTTCTGAGTGGGACTTCCATTGCTGCTGATTATTACGTAAGCAGTACGGTCGGTTCCTCCGGGACTGGCTCGTCTGCGTCTCCGTGGAAAACGTGGGGGAACATTGATTGGGATACAGTGAATACCGATCTATCCTCTGAAGTTGTAAATATATATTTCGACTCCCGCGCAACCTGGGCCAGCGAAGATCATACGATTACCCGCAATGATGGTTCAGTAAACCTCCTGACAATTTCGGGGGACCAAAAATATTTAGACGGTACGTGGCAAGCGGAAACGGTAGCGGGAAACCGAGCTACTTTTGCTTCTGGGGGCGGGACGATTTATCCGGAAGGCGCAAACTGCAATTATGTTGCTATTCGCGGCTTTTATCAAATAGCACCTGCGTGGGGAGGGGTTGCTATAGGAGCCGAACACGGCACAACGGGGAAGCATCACATGACTATTCAGAATATGAAAATAGTTAATCCGCAAAACAATCACGGTATATATGCAGGTAATATGACGAGTGGATTCACTGATTTTCATGTTAAAGACAATTACATCGAGGGAACTCCTCTTGAGTGCATTTATGTAGGTCAATATGATTATTTAACAGACAACCAAACAGGAGTGATTGTCGAAGGAAATACCTGTAAAAATACGGGGCTTTTGGCAGAGGGAGACATTGATATTAAGCCTTCTGCATACGGTGCGATTGTAAGAAACAATACGGTATATCGAGAGTCAAATGCAAACGGCGGGAATTGCGGGGTTGTCGTTTCCGCCGATGCTGTGCAGATAACAGGCAACAGGTTTTATCTTTCCGACATGAAATCCGACCTTGATTGGGGATTCGGAATATTTTTGAACTCCGAAGGTGATGGTGCCGGTAATGCCAAGGCCATTACATCAGGATTGATTGCAAACAATTTGATATATTCCAACGCGGCATCGGGCATCCGAATCATGGCCACGCATGAAGGTTTCCCTATCGCTGGCGTGAAAGTCCTGAATAATACCATAGTCGGCAATGCCATCTATGGTTTGGAAGTTTCAGCGAGTAGTACAACGATCACATTGAGCGATGTTGTCAATAATATTTTCGCAAGTAATATCTCTCAAGACATAAGCATCACAAGCGGAGTTACGCTAACCTCTTGTGATTACAATCTATATTATCGTGCAAGTGGTAATTCGTGGAAATACCAGGGATCAGAGAAAACGTGGGCGCAGTGGCAAGCCCTTGGATTCGATGCTCATGGAGTCAATGCCGATCCGTTGCTAACAAACTATATACCCGGCGTCGGCTCACCTGCTATAGCGTCGGGAGTGGATTTGTCGGCCACTTTTACAACCGATATTCTTGGGGTAACACGACCACAAGGCGTAGCGTGGGATATCGGAGCCTATGAGTTTTTAGGGCTAACGGGCACGGGCGGTTTTGGCAGATGGCCGAGGTAACGCAGTGACAGGAACTGCGTTACTTCCTATAATAGTCTGGGAGCAAACAATCTATACTCGGCTTCGATTCGTGGAAAACTTGATCTTATATAGATCATGGTAGTTTCTATGTATTCGTGGCCGAGTATAGATTGTCATTTTAATTTACATAACTAATCTTATCTATCATTTCCACATGAAAAATCTTGTCAGCAGCTTTGTTTACTTCTTCCACATCACTTATCATAAGAATTTGAAGGTTGCATTCTTTGCTCAACATCTTTGCCATATCAGAACAGTTTTCTTGTTCTTTCTTACCATGAAGATTCCTAAATGGTTCATCTGTAATAAACACTAACCTGTTATTCTTTTTGTTTTTACTCATCAGCAAGAATGTTATCTTCAAGGCAAAGCAAGTTATATCTCTTACCCCTCCACCAACAAATTCTGTTTCTTGATCGTTCTTGATAAACATCAAATCACATTCAGTTTTGCCTCGGCGCTGCACAAATTTGACACGGAACTTATCTGGATCATCAAAGACGGCTGATAGTGCAGTCGAAACTAAATTTGAAATCCTATACTCAAGGTTTTGTTGTGTCTCCTCTGCTTTTTTCTGCAAATATAATTGTGCGGTCTTAGCAGCAATAAACTCTTGTTCTAAAAAAGTGATTGAAGTTTTGTACTTTTTTACTTCACTGATATGGAATTCTCTTCTAGCAATAGCTTTTTGGAAGTTATCTTTTAGGGTTTGATAACTCATAATGGAAACTCTTTCGTTAAGTGTTCAATCTTTTGCTCTATTTGTTTCCTCAAGTTATCTATTTCTTTTCCATTATCTTGTAACCATTTTGTTACAAACTCGGGGGATGCATTGCCTATTTCTTTTATTAAAGATTCTTCTTGAACCTTTAAAGAACCTTCATCTTGTGCAAGGGTTCTTTCTGTCTCTGCAATAGCTTTTTTATAATCTTGTACTGTTTTTGCTATATCACTCATTTTGGAAACGCCCTTTCTATGTAATAAACAGTTCTTTCAGATAAATCAGATGAAGACATACCCAACTTACAATTCAGTAGATAATCAAGTCCTGACTCTTCTGGATCTTCATTGAGTCCTTCTACAAAGTTATTCAGTTCTTCATTCTGATGCTTTTCTTTTACTATCTTTTCAACATTCATTACCTCATTAATATCTTTGCAAGGAACATAATAATGTTCAGGTCTTCTCATTTTTGTATCAAAGATAAACACTATTGGTTTATGTTCCATTTGATCTGAAGTTTGGCGCATTAAAGAACCAGAATTAATCAACCATTTGGGTGCAGAACAAGAATTAAGACTTGGAGTTGCTAATACAGTTTTGTGATTATCACCAGATACAATAAGATTAAAATTATTATCGTTAAGAAACTTTCTTGCACTGTCATAGTTCTCTTGACCATACCATATCTTTTCAGATATCATCATGGAATGAATTAGTAAGATATTGAATGCATCAGGATCTTCTATTCTTGGGACACTATCATTCCAACCTGCACCATAAATATGAATACCTTCTTCTGGTTCAAACATGTCTCCACTTGTTAATAGTGTAGTTGCTTTTGCAGCAGCAAAAGTCATGATTGGTGTATTTTCAAGATCAGAAGAATGGTATCTCATATCGTGTTGCCCTGCTACGTCAATACTGCTAACTCCTTTCTCTTTGTATTGGAGAAATAGGTCTATATACTTCTGGGTGATTGCGTAAGGTAATGTTGCACTGTTTGCTAAGTCACCTCCTCTAAGTATGTAAGAACATTTTTGTTCCAAAGCAAAAGAGTAAATCCATTTTACTTTTTGGAACAATGATTGTTGAAAATCATCTATTCTATTTTTTGGCTTTGATGATCTCAAATGCCAATCTGAAGTGCAAAGAAATTTCATGTTAATTTATCCATAAATAAAAGATTAAAGTAGAAAAAGATGCCAAAAATATTACCATACTTGTTTTCTCGTTTCCTTTTATGTTTTCAATTTCTTGTAGTAAGGCGGAAAACAAGATAAACATTAATAATTTGTCATTGGTTGACATATCAATCCTTTTTCCTTCTAGTCAGTTGTCTAACCTCACTTGCAAATTCTATTATCAATGATACTACCCAAGGTACATCCACTGCAATGTGTTCCAATTCAAATGGATGATGGATAATGAATTGAGCAACATGTATTGGTCTAAATCTCCATTCACTACCACATGCTACTTTGTCCCTATATCCTTTGAGTTTTTCTTCTTTTACCCATTTTAGTATCTTGTTTGTACTGCATCTAAACCCAACCTTTAAATCTTGTAGAGAATATCTATCAGGTCTTACTGATTGTTTTAATGTTCTCCTTATGAAATTAGAAATGGTATCGTAGTCTCTTTTCCTGCCATTTAATGCTTTAATGCTCCTTTGTATTTCTGGTATACTTCTATTTCCTGCATAATCAGCAATCATTTTCTTTTCAGAATCATCAAGACTTACTGCCCTTGATCTTGATACACCAAGCATATTAGCTCTTTTTGTTATTGCACAATCGGGAACATTTTCAAATTCAGGGAGTTTTAAAAGTTTGTGTCTTGCAGTTCTTGTTGCACCATAATACTTTAGGATTAAATCATCTTGTTCTGTTGTCCAAGTTCTTACTCTCATTTCTTTTCTTTCTTCAACAGATTTACAAACCTTGAATCAATCAAAGCATGGGCACCAAATACTCTTTCAAACTTCATTTCCAACTCCGATATCTGTAAAGATATTTCAAGTAGTTTTTCCATTACCTCATCATTGGTTGTTTGTTTAGCATAAGTGCTAGGATTTGATAATAGACTATTGAAAATATTTGGAATGAATTTAAAACCTTCTTTACTTTCCGGCATCTTATTTCCCTTTCTGCAATGGACAGTTAACATCAAAAATGGGACACACCTTGATTGATTTTAAAACTTCATTCAGTTTATCTTTTGTTCCCTTCAGTGCTGTTTTACTGTCATGGATTTTACTTCTTATATTCAAGACGTTACTTTGTACGTTTTCAACTTTTCCTTTCAAGGAAAACATAACCCTTTGCTTCTCAGTGAGTATTTCTATGTCAGATACTACTGATTTAGACGCTAAAAACAATTTACTAAGCCCAATTCTATTATTGAAGTGGTTGATACTTCGCCTTAAAGTATCAACAGCAGTTGCTTTGGAAGTTAACTCCTTCATTCTGTTCAAGTTATGTTCAATATCTTCCACAATTTGTTTGCCTTTTAGTAGACTTTTAGATTTATCTATCTTAGATCGAAGTTTGGATACTTCATTTGATAACATTCCTACTGTATTTATTTTGTTGTTTAGATCAATACCTTTAGTGAGTATTGATTCTATTTCAAGTACCAACGATTTACTTTCAAGCCATTCCTTGTTGTCATTTATTCTACCTTGAATATCATCAACTAGACTTGCCAATTCACTGACTCTTCCAACTTTACTTTCAAGTTCTGATTGCCTCAAAGTTAAAGAATCAATCTCTTCAAATAAAGGCTTCAATGTATCAAGGTATTCAAGTTTATTTATCTCCTCTTCAGAAGAAATGAGGTCTTTTTTTGTCTTTTCAAGTTCTTTATTTATATCCCCAACATTACTTTTTGCATTGTCAAGGACAGTATCAATTACTGTAAGTCCAACAAATTCATTCAGTTTCTTTGCAACATCGCCAGGTGAAGTGTGCTTACTAAGCAAGAATCTATCGTCTTCTTGCCCTTGGATATTGATTTGATCAATACGAGCAATAGAGAAAATTTCATCTGGAACATCTTTTCTTAGTGCTTCACATATTCCATTTCTATCATCTTGTTCCCATCTGTAACCATTAGTGCCTTCTGATACTCTGCCGTCCCTTTCTCTTATTATATTTCCATCATCAAATTCTATTTCTACTGATGATGGGTCTTTTTTATCTACTGAATAAGTTAAAGGTCTAAATCCACTATGAATGTTATTGAGGAACACCCATTCAAGTCCTTTGTGTATCACACTTTTTCCGTTGTGAGTGGCACCAGTAATAACATTTAATCCAGGTGATAACTCAAGAACAGAATCTTTGTGGGAAGCAAAGTTTTTAAGTCTTATGGTTTTAATCATAAACCTTGTCTCTTTCTTCTCCCGTACTCACATAGCAGGATCGCATCTGCTCTTCCATCATACACACCACCTCTAGGTCCTCTCAATCCTGCATTAGGAAAAAGATTCTCAGCAATTCTGCAACTGTCACCTTTAGTATCTTTACTTATACCAAAATGTTTTTGCCATTCTTTTGCTGATATTGTTTCGTATTGTATCCCTAATGCATCTAGTGCCATTAGCAACTCACCGTACCCCATACCTGTAGTGAAGCCTGAATTGGAACTTTGATCGGGCATTGCTTGCTGCTTTTCTGTAATACAATTACAAATAAATGGCTCTACTTTATCAGAAGAAACAATCTCTTCAAGTAAAGCCAACAATCCTTTTCTGTCTATGTAAACTTTGGTTTGTATTGTTTTCTTTGGTGTAATAGATCGGTTGGATCTTTTTTCTTTGCTGATTGAAAAAGTTGGCATATCAAAAACCTTATAACTACCATCACTATATATTACTGCAATAGCACCTTTTTGTCCTGGATCTATTCCTATATCAATCATTACACCCACCTATCTTCTAGGAATCGAATTTTTTTGTTATTTGCTATTGCATATTCAAGTTCTCTTTTTGTGCTTTCGCCAATATATCCATCTACATTCAGTATTAAAACTTCATCAGCTAGATCAATCTTCCTTAGATGGAGTTCATCTAACATTGGTTTGTGAATACTGAGACCTTCCGATCTTGCAATATCATGTGTATTGCATCCTATCGTAAGAACAATCCTCCCTGATAAAGTTTCATTAAATTCTGCTGTTTCAAAAGCTTCTTTAAATCTACCTGATCCACACAAACAAACAATTTTAGGTTTCATCATTTCATCCCCAGTATGTCACGCCATGCAATTAATCTTTCGGCTTTAAGAAAAGAATAAAAGCCATACTTTTCACACATTGCCTCAAAGTCTTTTAAATAGAATTCTTCATCAAAAACAAGTCTAGGTATTGTTGTTCCTTTAAATGGAAGACAAACAAGTTTTCTATTCCTTTCAATAGTCCTCTTCCCTGTTTCTGATACTATAGCAGTATAAGCTTTGTTTCTTGGCAATTTTCCTTTAATGTATTTTATTGCAACTGTTTTTCCTATGTGTCTTGGTTTGTTATCTTTATAATCAAATACAACACCTTTTACATTATCAGTTATGCAACCACTTATTGTGAGCATTTCAGCCCATTGTATTGGTGTAACATCAAATTCTTCAAATAAATCTTTATCTGTATATTTAGTTTTAGTTCTGTAGTCATATAGAAAAGTTTTATCTGATAAGAACTGGAATAAATCATGATCATTTGCAACCACACAAATCTTGCAATTACTAAGGTTAGATACTAATGCAGCAATTAAATCATCAGCTTCATATCCATCTTGGTAGAAATTGTTTTTAAACCCAATTGAAGGCAAAACATCTTCTCGTATCTTGGCAAATTGAGAATAACAAACATCATTGTAAATTATATCTTCCTCTGTAAGTTTACTAATATCCTTTCTATTTGCTTTATACTCAGGGTATATTTCTTGTCTTTTACTTGTTCTTGAATCCCAACAAAAAACAATTCTCCTAGTCTTGAATTTTGTTATGAAAGTAGAAACTTGATTAAGAAAAGTATAGATAACACCAGTGTTTATATTCTGGTGTGTTAAATCCACACCTTTCATAGCGTGCTTGGCAGAATTGCAGATATGTCCTGCATCTATTACAATTATTAAAGGCTCTTTCATACTCCATATTCCTTTTTTGCTTTCTCTTGTGAGATTGTGTGTATATGTACTGCCGATATACTTAGGTCTTTGGTGTGGTGAATAAATACATGTTGTATATATGATTTTGTTTCTTGTTGGAATTCATTAAGAACATCTTTTATGTGATCATTAAGGATTTCTTTTAGTGTTTCTGGTTGCATAATTTACTCCTCTTTTTTATCTATTGGCACTATTCGTACAGGTTTTAAAATAAAATGATCATAATTTCTACAGGTCATGCAGTGGTGGTATTCATTAGTTCCCACTGAAGCTCTAACACATCTACAATCATCACATTTACTTGCAATATGTCCCTCCAAGGATTCTTGATTCATAATTTACTCCTCATTTAATTTGTTCCATATTATACTAGCGAAATGGGCAAGTTTTATCATATCTTCTTTTGCTTGTTCAGAGCCTCTTTGTGTTGATCCTATTCTACCAACATAAGTTTTCATGTGTGCTTTAACATCTTCAATAGTCCAATTATCAAGATCATTATCTGGGTCAGTGGTTGGATATTGTTCATCACAATAATGTAATAAATGGGAGGGCATATTCTCCGCAAATTTTATCCATTTAGCTGATCTATTCCAAGTCATTATTTCTCCTCCTCCTGGGGATCAAAGCCTGATCCGCAAACACTACAAATATAATCCCTTTTCAGTTTGGCTTCGGCCTCGATGACTTGTCTGGAAAGGAGATTATTTTCCTCATAAGCATTCGAAAGTGCCTTTGCCGCAAGATCGGCCCGGTTCTTCCAACATGCAACAGAGTCTACAACAAGTGCCTTCAACCTTTCAACCTCGGTCTGCAACTCGGCTATCTGCTGGTCGCGGGAATCTTCGATCTCTTGATCGGTCTTGCGTTTGTAGTAAGTGCAATCCCCCCAGTGGGATAATGTCTGCACAGGAACTCGCAGTTTGTCCTTGTTATAGCAGTACGCAATGGTATTTCTTTTCCCTCCCGACCAATACACACAAGTTTGGCAGCTCATTCCTTTCCCTCCCCCCACTTCTGCTCGATCAGGGCAAGTATGTCTTTAGCCCACTTTTCATCCGGCTCTTTCACTGCCGGATTGCCATGAGAAACTTGCTTGTCCTGCGCAATGGCTTCATGTGCGTAGGAATGTAGTATTTTTGCGAGTTCCTCTGTAACTACCTTCTGGAGCAACTCGTTCTGCATCACAGTAGTATTCTCATACTCACGCAGCTTATTCCTCATGTCGGCAAGTTCGGCTTCTGCTTTATTAGCCCTCTTCTCTTCCTGTATCATTGCGGCGCTGTAGCCCGATATTGCAGCCTGCAACTCGGCTATCTGCTGGTCGCGGGAATCGGATTGCGGCATTCGGTCATCATCAATCGCAAACCGATATTTATGAGGATGTTCTTTTTCAAACTCTTCTCTAAGCCTCTCAAATTCTTGGCTACCAAACACGGTATCTTTTTCGCTCACGGCGTACCTCCTCTTCACAAAACTGAAGTAGCGAATACCCCATTGCTAACCAGCTTAAAACCCATAAAACCTCTAAAACAATCATAGTATTACCTCATCACCGCTAATCATCTTCTCGTTCTTCACAGCCTCTCGAATCCTGTTCTCCATCCGACCATAAAAACACATACGACAATTACAATCAGCCGAATGGCCCTCACGGTCATATGGAGGCACGCCGTAGACCCCACACATATCGGCTATGGCCTCAGCCAATTCTTCAGGAGTTTCCATGTAAGGCATCCATTACCTCCTCCACTTCTCCTCATCATCCGCCTCGCATTCGCAGTCCCCGAGTATATACCCACAATAACCACCGCATTCCTCTGTAAGTTCGTGGGGTATAGCGTGAGGACAATTGGTATTTTCACAACGATTGTTAACTATTTTATGACATATCACAGTTCCACCTCCTCCTCTCCCTCAATCTCACGGATCTTCCCCAGCGCCCACTGCATTGTTTTCCAAGGCTCGGAGTCTTTGCGAAAATGGGTATCGGCAATCTGTTTGAAGTGCTAAAAACGGGTGATTTCTTGCGGTGTCGCCCAGTCACCCAACCGGACTTCACGCGATTCTCCAATCCCTGGCGTCTTTTCGATGCTGTCGCGTTCTTCCTCCAGCCTTATGACTTCATCACTCGCAGCTTTGAGACGGCCTTTCCAAATATTCGATTGGATACGCTCGGACTGGAGCAATTCATTCTGCTCCATGATTGTCTGCTCATACTCTCGGAGTTTGGCCTCTAACTCTGCGATCTTCTGGTCGCGTGGGTCTGGCCGTTCTGCCCAACATGGAAAGCACTCCTCCACAACTCCCTCTCGAATCCTCGCCCCCAGGTTCCCACACTTAGGGCAGGGAATGTCAAGGTCAACTTCGATAGTCCCTTTCACATAGTCATCCATAGCGCTACCTCCCTCTGAATGTAATTCAACCAATCCCCTTTTCTCCTATTCACTGACATGTAGCTGAGACTGTCTCCCACCCTACCCTACTCCAGCCATTTAGGCATTCTTTTAATCTTTGCTTCTTCCATCATACTATCCCATTTACTTTGAATTTTATTAAGCAGAACTTGATATTGATCTCTATTATTTTCAAAGAAGGGCACTAATACTTTTTCACCTTGTCCCACATTAATTCCCTCCCAATGAAACCAACTACCTGCAGGTTTTATTATTTCAGTATCTAAAGCAAAACTAACAGCACTGCCAATGTAGTCAATGCCATAGCCCAGAAGAATGTTAAAACGAGTAGTACGAGATGGCAATGCTGCATGATTCTTTTGTACATCAATTTCAATTGGGTAACCTTGAACCATTCCATTTTCATGTTTCAATTCTCCCATTTGCCTAAGCCAGTAAATAATAGTACAAGAATGATCAAGAGCATTTCCACCTGATCTTCCTACTTTACTTTCCCAAGGTTTAGCTCCTACGTTTGCCCTTATTTGGGATACAATATGAAGAATGCAATTAGATTCTTGTATTAATTTCGTATTCTCAGCATGGAAAAACTTAGAAAGTATTGTTGGTATTCCAACTTTGTAATCTTGTTCACCCATGCCTTTCTTCTTGTCTTTTTTCAATTCCCTTGCGTTATCTAGTCTATCAAGGGCATCAAGAACTATGAGTATTGTATCATACTTACCACAGTTTTCAGTAAGTAGATTGATGGTCCAACTACAAAATTGTTCAATGGTGTTTGAATGCTCCCACACCATCTTATCTATTGGAAGCTGATTGTCCGCCGCAAGTTGATAATCAAATTTGTTTTCTGGCTCATTAACTGCTATCAATACTTTCTTGCCTTCTTTTTCACCTTCCCCGTAATATATATTATTTGCAAGTTCACACCACATAAGTGTTTTCCCTGTAGTGTGTCCACCTACACCGTTACTTATTCTTCCTTTAGGAATTCCTTTATCTACTTTTCCTGATAATGCAAGATTAAGTGTAGGACAACCTGTTGATACCCATTGTATTTCTTTATCTGTGGGAATAATTACTTTCTGTTCTTGTACGTGATTTATTACTGTTTGTGCATCAGAAGCTACTGTAGATACTGGAACTCTTTTTCTTATTACAGGTGCTTCGCCCATTATTTCTCCTTGTAAATAAAAGTATGATGGGGCGGGACTTGAACCCACAAGAAACATGCAATTTATACATTGGGGGAAATTCTCAGTGTGAGAATATATAAATACTTTACATGTTTCTACCTATGTGCAGTGCATAGTGTCATACCATTCGACCACCCATCATACCGATACTACTGAGTAACAAACTTAGTGGTTAGTGTGTTTCCTTCTACAATAAAGTCAATGGTCTTACCATCAATGCTAGTAGGGTGAATATAAAATTCAACCTTGTCATCTACTATTGAAACTCGTATAGTGTGTTCAATAACATTCCTTTGATGGTCTTCTCTTAAATATTCTTCTATTGTCATTACTTTCTCCTTATTCCTCTTGATACCTTAAACAACGAGGGGAACCACACCCCTTTAACAAGTTTCCCTCTATTATTATTTCCTTGAATTGACAATCAAATTCATTTTCATGAAACTTACAATCATTTGCTTTACAACTAACTGTAGTCGGTGAAACAAAAGAAACTGACTTTGCTTCAATAGATTCATCCATTTACTTTCTCCTTATTCCTCTTGATACCTTAAACAACGAGGGGAACCACACCCCTTTAACAAGTTTCCCTCTATTATTATTTCCTTGAATTGACAATCAAATTCATTTTCATGAAACTTACAATCAT